TCGGTTGCGTGAAAGGTAAGGGCAGTTGCGTTAAGCAGTTTCACAGAATTAGGATTTAATAAGGCTCCTTTTGTTACCTCAACTAAATCAGTTCCGGCGGAAGTCATGATTATTTTATCATCATCCGATGAAGTTTCTACATCTATCTTAGTGTCGTTGTCAGCATCTGCTATACTAGAGCCGCCACCGCCACCGCCACCGCCTAATGCTGCTATAGAAGAAGCAGTAACAGTCTTGACTGCATTACTACCATCTGTATCCTGAATCAATATTTTGTCGTTAGCAGCGACTGTTGCTGCTGTGTAAGTGTGACCAGCGATAGCAGCATTGACATTTGTTGCATCTGTAACATCAGCAGCAGTCTCTATGTTTGTTAGTTTAGTCCTCTCAGCACCACTGATGATAGACCCCGAACCTACGGCTGTAACATCACTCAGTTCAGTAACACTGTCTGTGGCGTGTAGAACCTTCTTATCAGTCCCAGCATCATCAGTGAAGTAAAGTCTGTTAGGTGCATCATTTTTAACCCATACTAAACCCTTACCAGCCGCTGTAGTATGCCCTGTAGCGGCGACATCGACCTTCTCGTCAATCACTAAACCAGTAGGGTCAATTAACCCTGTAACAGTGAGTTTACCGTTGACGGTGAGCGTAGACGAGGCTGTAGTCCAAAATAATTTAGCGTCGCTTGTGTAACCTCCGCTACCGTCTGACAGTTGAACTAACCCAGTACCACCACTTGATGATGAGGAACTAGTACCACTATGTATGACCTTTACCCAAGCACTGCCGTTATAGACAAACATTACAGCGTCACTAGCGGTCAATGCTGTGTTAAGACCACTTGGGTCGAATGTCACAACACCACCACTTAACACCGTTGCTATAACAGTGTGACCGGGAGGGAATGTCCCAGTAGGTGTTAGATTTTTAGCACTAGCACCTGTAAAGGTGAACACTTGTGCATCGTCAAACTCAAAGGCACGACTCGCTGTTAATGCTTTGATACGACTAGGGCCGAGCAAATGTGTGTGTCGATTTGAGCCGTTTGCGTCAGCCTCGCTAAAGTAAAGATTAGGTGCATTGTCATCTTGGTTATACGACATCCATAAGACACCGTTGTTACCAAAGTTACCATGTTCACCACTACCGTGTATTTGTGCTAGAGCAGTGTGTGAGTTTAGATGGTCTGAATCGCCCGGAGAGCCTGTGGTAACAGGGGATAGATAGAAAGGCGAAGGGCGAATAAATACCCGCTTATCATTTATTTCAGATATGGTAAGATTAAGGTTGTTACCCGCTGCTGGGGAGCCGTTAAATGTTGCTCTTACAGTAGCAATAACCATGGTTTGTTTGTTCGCTGCTGCTCCGACTCCGTTCATCTTTAGGTAAGCATCTACGCTACTGCCTGACAAAGATGGGTAGTTACCTACAGCAGTAGTAACTATAGAACCCTGAACGAATTTCGCACTACCGTCATCTAAACCACCTACAGCGAGAATAGCGAAGATAGTTTCCTGCCCGCTTGTTAAAGCAGTGACAGAAGTACCTGATAACAAGTCGCTACTACCAGTTGCTAGAGTAAGATTGAGTGTTGCACCACCTGAACCATCATCTATATTATACAATACTCCATCAAGAATAGACTGAAATGATTTGATAGAAAGAATATGATTACTAGAATTAGTAACAGCACCCGGTAGGTTAGCGATATTGTTTCTATCACCACTACCGAAAGCGGTATCATGTGGGTTTAGTATACCATTACCATGTAATCCTTCGTATATATTAGTCAAAGACGGAGACAGTATGTGGTCGCCGTCTCTTAGTCCATCGTTAGTTCCTGCTGTATGTCCTGATATTGGATTTTCTGCCATTCTATCTCACCTCAATTAATATCTGAATTCTAATCTCGTTAGCAGTTGTTTTTTTAAAGGATGCTATAGTATGCCTAGCGATAGGTATACTACTGAGTGCACCTCTAAACTGCACAAATACTTCTTGTAAATTTTCATCGAAACTATCAGTTGCTGGCAAGAATCCCTCTACTAACAATGATGAGTCACTAATTATACGAACAGTAGGATTGATAACTTTAGCAGGTCTACCTGCTGACCCGTCGCTTTTAGTTGCTGGGCTACCGTCAAAACCAATTACCATTTCATTAATGTTAGAGGCTATAGTGTCGATTAGTAATCGTCTTACATGATTCGATATAGGCATCTATTCACCTCCCTCTATTATCTTAGTAGATTTACTTCCACCCATAGTTTCAGCATTAGCAACTCCGAGCACACCTCTAGCCATACCTTTACCTATAATGAATCCATCCCCCGGTGAACCGTGAACTATTTTTTCTGTCATGATTATCGAGACTATTTCTACATCACCAAAGAAGGCCAAGTTTTTCTCAATCACTTGTTGTATAGTGTCTTGTTGCTTACCTGTATTTCTAGTGCCTTCAAGAATACCTTGTAACACTCCTTCCACACCACTTTCTACACTTAGGAATACTAAGTCAGCAGTATTCTTTGCTAAGTTATGTCTAACTTCTACTAATATTTTTCTTCTACCCTCGTACTGTATTATCATCCCCGGTCTTAAATCCCAAGAATTAGGATGACCGTTGCTACTTAAATTACCTTTCATGACTGAGTTTGCTTTCAAAATATTCCTACCAACTTCTCTTGCTTGCTCGTTACTACGAACTGTGAAATCTCCTACAATTTGCGGCTCTTCTAATATCTCACCATTAAAGCCTGATTGCTTTTCCGAATCATTAATTTCAGCAAAGGCTGTATCGTTCACTGCTGTAGGTAGACCTTCTACTATTACACGGTTAGAAATGTTCTCTATAGGGTTGTTTATCTTATCACCAACTCTAGCAGCGGCATTAACTACTCTACTACCTTCCTCGAATTGGAAAGGGACATATAGTAAATTACCAAATCTATCGAAGTGAACCACTCTACCGTCGTGTCTACCAATAAAGCGTAAAGCATCTATTAATGTAATACCATGGAAATCAGTGCCTAAGAAAACATGGCTATGTCTTCTTCTATCAATTTTAGAATTAGCAGCGCTTAATGGTAAAGATATATTCACTGATGTCAAAGTGTCTGCTATATCTCTACTAATACGCATCGCTAAGTCGGTAGTTCTTAAACCAACATCAATTGGTTGTGCTATGTGTGCTTGAGTAGATTCAAAACCTAAATTAACAAGCGACTTAGACTTAGTATTCTTAACAGAATAAGTTGTCCCTACCCCGCTATTCATTACATTAGATGGTCTTAATCTTTGATGAGTAAGACCTTTTGCGTAAAATAAAACGGGTTTGTTAGTAGCGTTATCATCTGTTATAGTAGAATCCATGTAGAAGACTGAGCCTTGATATTTACTACTATGAGTTTGAGGATGTTTAACAATCATAGAATTTTCTAATTCAGTTATATCGTAAGCACGCCCGGTTGCTACTCCGTATGTGGCTGTCTTTTTTTGCTTTATAGTAACTTTATTCTGTATATTAGTTTGACCTGTGTATTCACCTAAGTGGAGTGCGTTGTCTACAAAGACAGGTTTGCGAACAGACTTCATAATAGTCGAATTAACTACTGTGCCTAATCTATGAGAACTTATTAACGGCATCAACTATCCCCCGTATGTGTATTCTTACTGTAATCAACATCACCTTTGTGGCCTTTACTGTGTAATGCTTGGCTAAATCTAGCCTTTACAGTATAGTCTTTGTCTACACCGTCTCTTCTTGGTGCATCACTTCTAAAGTGCTGTAGGCTGTTTTCACTAATGACTAATCTAGTTACATTTGATTTTAGAGTCGTCTTGTCATACCCAGTAACTTCTGTTCCGAGTAACTTTGGGCCTTTAGAAGTAGGTACAGTATCACTAGAATCTTCTACCAAGTATACAGGTTGGTAAGGAGCGTTAGTGTTAGGGTCGGTAGCACGCATGTAGAGTCCACTACTTGCTCTACTCGATGTTGTTTCATAACTAAACATACCGTACTTACCACCAGCAGTTGCCGTGTAAGCGGTGCTACCCGTTTGTTTACTACTACTGTGTAAAGCGAGTTGCGGTCTAAACACCGCAATATGTTGGTTGTCAAGTAATCTTATTGGTCGTACTAAGAACTTAACAGAATCATCAGTCTTATTTGTTTGCGCTGAAACTGAATTAGTTATCTGATATGGGTTACTTGTCTTTTCACTACCATCCACAGCCATACCGCTTCTACCCCATCCTGTGTCGTCAAACGGACTTGCGAAACTACGACTTTCTAAGACATAAGTACCGCCCATTGGTTTGAAGTTAGCAGTGTGGCTAAATCTCATTACACCACCATGGGGTTGAGCAGCAAAAGATAGAGTGGTCAAATCATAATGACCTAGTGTTTGAGAGCCTGATTGCATACCTCCGTGTAAAATTACACGCTGACCTACACCCCTGTTAGTGTGTAGACTATGTGCTTCTGAGTTTATAGCAACCATGTTAGTATTACTACCAGTTAATGACTGCATTGTTTGACCTTCTATACCTATTCTTGGTGATGACCTCGATACAGCATCTTTGTGTACCGAGTTACCACTGATATCTTCTACTCTATCACTAACAGTCGCTTCAGGTTTTAACAACCCATCTTCGTCAATTTCTAATCTTCTACTGATACCTCTAACAATTTCAGTAGGTTGTAATACATCGTCTCTTGGTCTTAGATATCCTTTACCAAATGTAGGCTCAGCAGTGCTGCTTGATAAGACAACACCTGAGTTTTCGTATACAGCATCTAGTTCGACTAGCACATCTTCATTAAATTGAGTTGGGAATCTAACACCACGACCACCACCCATATCACCGACACGCATGGCGTTAGTTGGTGCGAAAACATCTACTAGTGTTGTATCTGTATTGTTGTTACCAGTATTTTTTCTACCACCGAATCTAGGAATGGTAGATGTGGGCGAGGATAGAACAGCGCCAGTAGATAAGTTGGCAACTCCTTTTAGATTAAAGATAGGTTTACCGTTGTTCCATATTCTATCGTATGGAGTTCTACCATAGGTTCTATCATATTCGTATGCATCCCCAGCATCCCAAGATGGATTGATACCAAAACTACGAACAGGGAATCTGCGTATATCTTCACCACGAGTATTACCCCACCAATCTACTAAGTAGTATTTTACAGCAGCGCCAAAATTCTTTAAATTCTTACCGGCAGAATCACCCCACCAATCTCTAATTACAGTATTAGGATTTCTTATAGTTCTAACAGCGCAACCAAACCCTCTAGTCATTCTTCGACCTTCGCTATATCGAACTTGCCACTCATACTTATCTGCATTTAACATACCAGCAGCAGTTGTTTGTCTTTCTAGTATTCCAGCGTATATTGTTTGAAGAGTAGTGTTACTTTGTGAAGCATTACCACCTTCGTAAACCCAAGTGTTTGACCCTTGACTCTCGTAATGAACCACTGGCCCTGCTCTATACCCTGTGGTAATCTGTGTAGCGCTACCGTGGTTACTCAACTCTTGGAATGCTCTCATACCGTAATGACCCCATTGAGGTCTGTTCCACGGTTGTCTTAAACCAAATCGGTAACCAAACGGATATGTTCTTGTTGAGATTAAATTACCGGCTATTATACCGTTTGCTACAGAATAAGACCCATCATCATCATCGTCAATCCAGTGTTTACCAGTATCATGACCATAATTTTGTGGAATATGCCATGCGGCTGTTGTAGTAGCATACCCATCTAATCGACTTACTAAAGGCCCACCTCTACTACCGCAAGGCCAAAAATTAGTATACATAGTAGAGTTACTACCTTGGGCTGAATATCCTGTTAGTGCATGTATTTGACTAGCAGTAAGTGCTGTCCCGTCGCCGTCAACAAACGCAGTAAGACCAGCAACATCACCGCCAAAGATTACATGGGGTGTAGATATTCTTGATTGACCAGCACTTGGAGTATCGGCGGCATAAGCAGTTATCTTACCTATAACTTGCCCGTTAGCATAAACTGTTTTACCAATTAAACCAGCGCCTAAAGATTGATTAGAATTCATAACAAAATTGCTACCCGAAGAACTACTTGTGAAACTCATAGTTACTCCGTCTAGTTTTATAGGCGGTTGGGGTGACTTCATCATCAATGCAAAAGGCCCATGACTCGCTGCGTAGTTTACATCATGATAGTGAATAGTCTCAAAATGTTTTGGCATACTATTGTATGCTGCTTTGTTTATCGCTCTATCGGCAGTATGATTAACACCGTTAGTAATCCATGTTCTGCTCGCATCAGAATAAAATGTATGCGGTCTACCCAAGTTAGGACTCCAAGCGCATAGGTAGGCATCGCCTGAAGTAAGACTGTTAGTGTCTCGTGTCCCTGCTAGAGTTTGCCCGAGATTTTTTGTAATGATAGATTCGCTATCAATTGTAAACAACTCACTCATTGGTTTAGTTGAGTAAGGTTTACTCAAAGTTATTTTTTGACCATTTTTTACAGTTGCACTAGAACTTAAAGTCAGTATATCAGGTTCATTCATTGTAGAAGGGGCTTGAGTAACTCCTTGTCTACTGGAATAATCTACTACAAGAGTTTCTCCTTCTGTTGGGTTATCGTGAATTATTAATTTCTGCCCATAGTATGGAATTTCAGGGAATAAAGAAGCATCATCAACTTGTATAGATGTCCCTGTTTGATTGCCCACAATAGTACATGACGGTGTTAAACTGATGTTTTCCATTATAGTTGAATAAATATCAGGGCTGATACTTGGATACCCAGCGAGAGTTATCTGTGCTGCTACTGAACCATAACTCGCTCTACAGAACTGATAATAATTATCAATACGATATATTGCTAAGTGTCTAAATCCTACAGAAGTTGCAGCATTTGGTGTGTCTTTGTGCATGATACTCCACCAAGGAATGTTTGTAGTATGCCCCGGCGTAGCGTCTTTAAAATTAATATTAGTCGTAGGTGGGTGATAAGGATGTCCTCTACGGGTAAAGTGGGGGCTTTCGCTACCCTGAACTCCAAGTGGGTTATAAAGCAGCATTGGTGGGATATTAGTGAATTGACTACCATGGTCAGGGTCGTGGTCAAGTATTACCTCGTTGATGAATATTTCACAACCTCTTACATCAGCCAATGTAGCCTCGGCTAGTATGAGAGTTACACCACCTATATTAGCAGCATTAGTTAGCGATGCATGTCTTTCTTCATCATACTTTATACCTATAACAAGATTAACTTGTTGACTTGTCAAATCCATATCGCTAGCATTTGGTAAGGCGGTAGTAGTTGTGTTATTTCTATGGAATCCAGTAAACTGTTTTTCTGACAAGTTTGGCTGGATAATTATTTGATATGCGCCTACCTCAGCAGGGTCAGGGAAATGATTTGCTTGGGTGTAGTTACCTCCAGCCTCGAGTACAATAGAATGTCCTCCAGCCTTATTGATGTCTCCCGCAGTACCTTTAGAAGCAAGTACACCGTAACCATCATATTTGATTTTGGTTTCAAACATTAGTGTGAATGCACCGCCGTGTATGTCACTTGGGCCTGAAGGGTTTGCTGTTAAACTACCAACCATAAGGTATGGATTAAGTGGGAAAAGTTGATTCACTATACTATCTATTGTTGGAGTGTTGTTGCTGTTACCATCCGTAAGTGCTAACTCTTCTGTTAATAATCTAAACTCTTCTTCCTGTGAAGTTACAGTTTTATTGCTGTTTGCTCTAGTGTATAATCCTTGATAAGAAGGATGCGCCCAGTGACCCGGCATCATAGGCATTGTAGCGTTAACATAATGATGTCCCATACGAGGTAACGGCATTGGTGTAAGTTGTGGTTTGCTATATCTTGAGTGAATTGTAGTTTGAGAATCGCCATCAAAATACATTGTGTGTGCCATGTCAGGGCTGCTACCACTTACTTCGGCATGGTCACGCAAACGGCGTGCTGCAAATATACGAGTGCTACCAGCAGGAACATAATACGACGGAGTAATAGTAAGAGTAGCGCTAGCATTATCGACAAGGAATTGAGTGGTATCAATATCCCCAACTACTCCAGTAAATGTAGCACCACTGATACCAGTATATGAAGCAACAACGCTTTTACCTGCGGTGTTTGCTATGCGAAGGAATCTACGACGCTTACCACTACCCTCATCGAGAACTTCTTGAGTCCCAAACCCAGCAGCAAAAATTGATTGAGTAATTGTAGCATCAACAGTTAAAGTAGCACCTACTAAACTAACAAAACTGAGCGTTTGACTTTGTACACCACTAGCATGAGTATAGGTAGTAGGGAACTTTTCAGTGTGGCTGTGACCCATCTTAGTGATATGGAAGTAAAGTGCTCTATCATGTAACTCGTATGAGGTTTCTATAGGATTGTTGTTTGTAGCAGCATTCCATCCATCACGACTAGACTCAGGGAAATTTTTATCTTGAGATATGTGCTCCCACCCTACCTCGTTCATAGTAGGGGCTAACCTAGGTGCTTTGTTTTCGTTGACGAATAATTGTTTTAAGTTATTACTAGACATAGGTAACATACCACCATCACCCATAGTTTCGTGTTGATATGCTTGTACTGGGTCGAATCCACTTCTAACTAGAAGGTTACCCGGTATGTCATCAGGATTAGGTAATTGAATTTCTAAGTTAGGCTCTATACCTGAATTAGTAAACGAAGGGCTTAATCCAGTAGACAGTCTTTCTGATGCTGGTTTATATGCTCTAATTATAACACCCAGTGGGGAGCCACCTTGAATAACATGTAATTGTCCTGTATCATCTATAACACTCATGTCTTCAAACTGTAACTCTTCGTTTGGTATGTTAAGTACATTAGCAATCGTTACCGAGTTACCCGCTGCTAGTTGAGGATGGGCTATTTCTTGTGCTTGTAGAACGGGCATCATAGCGGTGTTAGTTGACTCAAAAGAGAACCTAATGTTACCTAGTAATTTTTCTCCTGTTAAATGAGCGACTGTTTTGTTCCCATCACCGTCTGCTGTAACTCTTGTAACCCAAGGTACTGCTCCAAGACCACGAGCGTTAGAGGTAGGTAAAGTAAGGCTACCACCATCCATACGCTTCCAAACTACATGTTCTGTGCTGAAGTTTTTGTGAGGACTTCTACTCATAACATCATATCCGTTAACATCACCAATCCAAAACTTGTTGGATATTGCTCCTGATTCTGCTATAATTGCACCTTGAGAAGTAGTAAAATAATCAGGGCTAATATTACGCCTACCTATGTCGTTTTCATTTAATGCAGTTCCTATGCTGTTATCAAGGTCAGTGAATAAATCACCTATTTCATTTAGACAAGGTTCAGCGTTTGACAAAGATGTATCCGCTGTAATTGCTCCGTGTAAAGTGTAAGCGCTTACTGTAATTTCATTACTCACATCAGTAGAAGGCGGTGTTGTGTTATCTGCTATCAAAGCCTCTACATTCGGCCCTGCGTTGGCTGGTGCGATAAATCGGTCAGCATCGTGGAATCTTTCATCCCATTCAGTAGTGCCTCCTCTAACTAAATAATCACCAGTAGTGGTGTAACCGTCTCTATCTTTTCTTGCTACTAGGCTTAATTCACCTTCGTGAGCCACCACAAGTAACGAGCGTGCGTATATACCTTGTGGGTTGATTAATTCTTTTTGTAGTTCAGGCATTGTCCTCATTATAGGTGGGCTATGGAATTTTGAATTTTCAACATTATTTTTAGTATAGTCACCATAACCATGAGGGTCATCTCCGGCACTATTATTTTCACCTTCTAAATTACCGGGTGATGGTATAGTGTCTATTCTGTCGTTTTTGTAATCTATAGGAGGTGCGCTTTCAGGGCTGTTTGGTAAAGGAGTTGTGTTTGGTAAGTGAGACAAAACAGTAGCACAAGATGAAGAACTACCGTATGGGGAGAAGCCAAGTTCTGTGTGCCACGCTCCTAACCCAGCAGCGTAACCAGTCCCAACATTAAGAGTGTTAAGATATGAATATCGTTCACCATGCCAACCAACTGCACCTATTGGTTTTGTTCTATCTATAGCATCAACTAATCCGTTAAAATGAACAGCGCCTATACCGTAGTTGGTAAACCTAGAGCCTATGAAATTAGTAGAGTTATCAACATAATGAGTAGAAGATTTAGACCATATCCAAATTGTATCACCAGCATTAGGTGCAGGATGTGGTGTAGTCAAACCATCATACTGACCGTTACCAACACTGTCAATTTCTGATAGATTTCTAGCATATTGCTGCCATACATCACCATCTTCAAATAATTTAGACCCTGTTAATTTATTTATTCCTAGATAAAACCTAACATACAAATCACTGTTATGAGTATAAAATGCTCTACTGGTGTAACAAGCCCATGCTGGAGTTTTAAGACTAGATGTACTAGAAAGTTCATAAGAATAATTATGTTTAGCCTCACTTCTGAGCCAACCCGATGATGGTATTCTACTTGCCATAACTTTAGCAGATACACTTTGATGTGCGGTTATTCTTAAATCAATGAAACAATCAGCAAACTTAACAGTAGAACTTGACAGTAAATTTCCAAGTGTGTTTATTGTTAGTGTTAATGTCACAGGGCTTCCCGGAGTTGATGTACCCGATGGGCTAACAGTGACAGTATTAGCACCGCTATCAAAACCTGTAACAATAGTGTATGCTGCCAATCCTGTTCCGGTAATAGATTGACCAATTTTCATAGTCGCTGGAACTGTAACTCCAGTAATAGTTGCGCTACCGGAAGTAACTGTACCTGTAAAAGTAATAGTGGTAGTAGAACTTCTTGTGGCTGGTGAAGTGGTAGCGGTTCTGTTAGAATATCCTAAATTGGTTACATCAGCATCAGCAGTAGCGCCACCGACTGTTCCGTTCCCATATATACTAGCAAAATCTGGTGAATTACCAGCACCAGCAGGTATGGCAGTAGACTCAGCCTCAATCCAACCGTAACGGTCTTGTCGAGAAGAGTTACCCATAGACGGCATAAATGTACCACCAATTGCTTTGAGTGCACCTTTACCGGGGAATGTGTTGATTGCAGCACCTAAAACACACGCTAACTCTTCTCCGTTTTGACAGCGTGTAGCGTCTACTACAATGTATTCGTGGTCTACATCATCAGCATCTAGCGTTTCTGCTTGAAATGCGGGTGAACCTGAATTACCATTTGAGTATAACATTTTATTTGCTAGCACACCCGCTACTCTAAACGCTGTAGGGTTTATGATAGTCGCTGCTGTCTTTGCTACTCTCGCATCACCAGTTTGCATAGGTGGATTCATAGTAATTTGATTATCCATCCAAGAACCACCGGGGTGATTACCATTATCCATGTGCCAACATAAATCTGCATTTTTAGTCATACCACTAGGGACAAGTATAGCGTGTCTATTTGGTTGAGCAATTGCATAAATTTGTGCCGCAGAAACATCCATTGAACCCGCTGCTGTATAATTTTCAAACGCTTTAGGACTAAACTGACTACCGTAGTTTCTACCGTTCTCGGGTCGGTGTCTAACTGTTACCCCTGCTAATGGTATACCGAGAGATGATTCCCAATTGAGAGTTGTTTTGTAATGAAACTCTCTATGTGTAGTTTGGAAAGATGATTGCTCCGGCAAGAAATCTCCGTTGAAGTTTGCTATGTGATTAGGCAAGAAATTACCATCATTAGTTTTAGCAGGTATTTTACTCCAAGTGTTACCAACTGTAAGAGCAGCACCGGGATGTGGTTCAAATTGATTGGCAGGTGAGGCTGAATCTCTAGTAAGCGGGAACGCCTGACCCGGGCCAAATACGATGAATGTTGTTTTATTATCAATGTTATTTTTGTGGTCTTGGTATCTTGCTGTAGGATGAGCAAACCTCAACACCATAGGCGACGGTGCTTGCATGTGGACTCCAGCAGTATATGGAGCAGCATCGGGGAATATGTTGCTTGGTGTATGACCTCCTCGTTTTAAATCAGGCGAAAGTATGTTGTTTTTATTATATACAGGTGGGTTGATTGAGCCACGATTTTGATTTAGTAAAGCAGTAGCAGGGAAAAATGCCATAATAGCATTACAATCTAATGTAGAGAAAGATGAAAGTATTTCATTGGCATTTTGTATTCCAGCAGAACCAGTAGGGCCATTAGCATAATGATGAGTATTATGTTCAGCATAATCATTGTTAGTGCCATCATTTATGTCTATAGTAGCACCTGTAAAACCACCACCGAAGTATAACGGCACATACTTATCGGGACTATCTCTACCGCCGCTAAAGTGTATAATTGGTATAGAGTGTACACTACCAAGCGACCTTTTACCAGCAAACAAGTATGCTCTCTTATCTGCGTATTTTTGAATAATAAGAGTGCCACCCGGCGCTGATGTAGGCCAATCTTCACTCATAGCATTCATATCAGGGCTGTCAAAAAATTGAACAGTTGTTAAAGTTAAATTATTATTTCTCGGAGTCAAGACTCCTGTTTCAGAACCGTAGGCTACTTTAGTTATTTGACCAAAAGAAAATACATATTGGGTATCGTTAACAGGAGCCAAATTAAACGCCGATGGTGCTGCTGCTAATATCTGCAAACCTTTTTCAGCAGTAGGAGGTCTAGTAAAATGCCACATTTCGTTTTGTGTATCTACATTAATATTAGTACCTGTAGGATGAATTGAAGTCATTTTCAAAGTAGGGTTGTCGCAGTTTGGTAAAATTAAATCTCCACTGGATGCTGTAAAATTTTGACCGTTTAAGTTTTTAGACCAAGTAGTTGTATCTATAGCAATATTATCTGAATCTACTAAAATAGGAGTTGCAGTATTGGTATTAGTTCCTTTACCTCTTGAATTAATTTGTAAAATTGTTTTCGGGATATAACCACACTCTATCCCCCTACCTTCTTCTAGCAAAGAAGTAGTTGGTGCATTATTAGTACCTGATACTTTAATTAAACCAAAAGTAGGGTCTGCATTTATTCTTGGAATCTCACCAAATTCAAGATGGGCTGCTTTGATACCCATATCTCGAGATACACTTGCTGTGAAGAAATTAGATATAGGGGTGATATTATTTTTAGTATTAAACGCTTTAACTTTAATTGACTCAGGGGTTATACCCCACTCTCCAAATGTCTTACCATCTGAAGCATACATATCGGTGCAATCAAAGAAAACCCCCTCCTCTATGTTAGGGTCATCTAAGTTAATAGCAAAAGCAGTTACAGCAGCCATAAGTTCATCTGTTACTAGAGTAGTCCAATTTGCTACCGATGTTATAATAGCACGAGTAGCCTGTGTAGCCTCTCCTACTACAAAAGTTCCAAGACCAACTCTATTCGTAGCACTGTCACTATGAAGGGTAACAGAATGATTAGAAATAAATGTATCAGCCGTGACTCCATGGAAAGTATGTGTGCTACTAGTTCCGGGTAGTCTACTTCTATGAGTATAATTAAACATGTTACCCCAACTACCCTTTACAGCGTTTCCGAGTGTAAATGTGGCGTTGTTATTTCCTCCGCTAATAGTAAATACTTCACCGTTAGCATAATTACCATCACCAAAAGATACTATAGCAGTATTACCACTTTGAACTACGCCACCTGAAACGAGTATATCTACAGTTAATGTGTTTCCAGCGCTATCTGTCGCAGTGGTTTGATAAGTGCCGTTTGTATAACCTGTTCCATTATTACCAGTAGTAGTAGCACTCCCTGTGCAATTAAACGGGTCTGATACATGAATTACCCCGTTAGTTGCAGGGAATCCCATGTAACCTAATATATCAGGATGGTCATGACCATCATAAGGCCCGTAAGTTGTCACTGTGAGAGTTGATGTTGATTTATTATATACAATATCGGTAAGATATCCAGCGTTTGGAGCGCTAGCGCCTCTCCAAAGATTGCCTTGCCAATTAGCAAAAGATGTGTTTCTAGCATCAGGGAAGCGACCAGTTGGGTCACCTATACCATGCATGTGTCTACCTATAGTGAATCCACCTTGAGAACAGTCTTTATGGTTAAAATGAACAACAATTTCATTATCAAGAGTTTGTGGTATCTTTGTATTTTCAAGAGTAAATTTCTCACCCATATTTTTGTAAATATATCTAATACCATGAGATGAACCTACATGGTCTTGTAACTTAAGACCGTAAATCGGAGTGTCGCCTATATTTTCAGGAAATACATCTCTATTAGGCACATGACCTGTGTAAGTTGAAGGTGCATCGGTTTGACCTACTTTTGTCACTATCCCGTAATCGTTCATAAATCTAGTATCACCTTTTCTACCAAAGCCCCATTTACCAGCATCAGGTGCAAAACCGGGAACTCCGGCCTCAACTAAACCACCAAAGTTAATTCTTCCTACAGCAGAAGTTCCAGTTCTTAACCCTTCAACAAGAGATGCAGTAAAACCTTCTGCTTCAAAAGATTCAGCATTTACAGTATTATGAGTTTGCCCACCACCTGTGGCGGCAGAAATCGCTCTTAATTTAGGTTCGGCAGTGTTAGAAAGATTAGATGTAAAATCACCAGTTGATGATGTTACATCTGTATTTTGTTCAAGAGGTGTAAATTGTCGAAGCGATGTAATAGGCGCAAAAGGTCTACCGTGTTTATTAAGCGGCATCGGTGCTGGGTGCATGTTTTCTCCAGTCAATTCATCAGGTAAACACCAAAAGGTTCTGAAACGACCACCATGACCTATTAAAAATTCAGGCTTGTACGGGGCTTGACCTTTACTATTGTCTAACCAAACAGCGAAGTTACGACCTGTTGCACCCGGAACGGTACTGTGAATAACTATTGAGAAACCTTCATTACCGTCAATATCTTTTACAACACGACCAAGATGTGCACGCAAATAACCCATGTGAGTTCCTTTGTCATGTGAAGCAAAGGCTTTCTCTTCATCCCACCACACCGTTGGGTCAAAGGTAGAACCTGTTACAGCGAAATCTGCGTCACCTACTACCTTTACAGGGTATTGTTTGTTATTCCTAGGAGCGTGTGTTTTACCACCAGTAGCCCCTGCTTGGTTTATCATCCTAACTACTTCATTAGCAGCAGCCTCTATGTTGGTGATTCCTTCTATGATAGAAACTTCTCCAAGGTCAATAGTTAATCTTCTAACGAAATCCATTTGACTCCACTGAGGAAGTAAATTAATTCCTCTAGTGTTAGCCTCGGGATGATTGGTTAAATCTAACGGGGCGGAGCGTATTCCCTTTAAAGCAAGGAAAGCAGGTATAACTCTAGTTCCGTCAGGTGTGTCGAATAGAGTAGAAGTTTCGTGATGTTTGTGACCGACATTAAGAATAGCATTTGCCAAACCGTTTCCACTAACATTTGAAGCAGCATTTGGTGAATCTAAAGTTCTATCACCCACAAAGATAGCATCTCCGTTTTTATAATTACCATCTCCTACTCTATTTATAACAACAGTTTGAACAACACCGCCACTAATTGCTACATTTACAGTCATACCTCTACCGTTCCCATTAGTAGTAGTTATCACATTGTAAAATGTACCATTATTATAACCACTACCACCAGCAACTACAGTACCTAGTTGTCTTTCTAAATCTCCAGTTTTACGCTGCATCAGTTCTTTTACGATAAACTTATCACTCGAATATAACTCTCTAGTTTTTATATGGGTTTTTTCTGCAAAATACGATAAAACCACACCTCTATTAGTTCGTGAAATTATACTATCACCTATACTTCTTTCACTAGATGACAACCCTCCTGTGTAGTATCCTGTTTGAACAAAATGACCATGTGCTTTACCATAGACTACGCTTTGCTCTATAGAAGATATAGTGCTTATCAGGCTGGCGTTTGTAGTGCTAACAGCCATTACACAGTCATTATTACCACCAGTTATTCTTACTTTAGACTCAAAAGCATTAGTAGTGTTGATATATCTAGTACCGGAATTTACAACAACAGCGGATACAACTTCGCCTTGAACTGTAGTAATATTCACAGTCAAACCTGTTCCTTGACCAGTAAGAGAAGTGGTAGCCACTCCATTGGCGTTGCTATACCCACTTCCTCTTTGGTTAAGCGTAGTATTACCTCTTCCTAAATGAACCAAACTGCTAACTTTACCAACTTCAGGTTGTAACATTTCATTAGCAATATTATTTGCTATGTTATGAGCATACGCACTTTCCATAAAGTTAGAGCGTTGATTACTTCTGATATACTTGTTTTGAGAAGGGAAACCGTTAGCAACATCAATTTGAGTTATGAAAGGATTTTGTGCACCGCCGTTGTATACAACAGAATAATTACCTAAGTCTATTTCATCAGTTCCGTCAGCAAAATTAGAAGTAGCAGTATATCTTTCGTACCCTATTTCTAAAGCCTTAGCAGAACTTTGAACCTGCATGTGTATATCTTGGAATGCGATAAATTCACGGTCATGAGAAACATCGTAGAGAAGCACACGAGCATGTCCTTCTTTGGCTAGATACGGGTCTAGGTATGCTATAGTAGGTGCGTGAGTCATACCTAAATTATTATAATTTAATTGAATTGTTTTGTTTACATGCTGCACAAAATTGTTAGCAGTTTCTAAACAAGTATCTCCTATTAAGAAATTTTCAAGAGGTATAGAATCTCTAGGAAGATTAGCAGTGTCACCTTTTCCACCATTGAAAGACTTGTAAACTAACGCTTCGTTAAACACCCCTCTACTCTTACAAAACAAACCTTGTACAGCATGAGGATTGTTGTATGTCATATTCATCCATATTGTATCACCGTGTCTTAAACCACCTTGAGCAAACGGATAGTTCCATGATTTGTTTAAACAAGCGGTATCGTCATTTTTCATTATATCATGACAACCAACTCTTAAAACTACACTTATAGCGCCATTAGAAATAGCATCATTGAGTAAAGTTAACTGCGCTGCTGGGACTGCTGCTGCTAAACTAATAATACATTCAATGCTAGCAGCGGCGTTTGGATTGTTTTGTATCATCCCCTCTTCTATTTTACTTACTTGTCCTAAATATATAGAAGAAGTAGGAGTGCTCCCAAGTGCGTTGACACCGATAGTTTCAGCGTATACATAATCACCATCTTGTATACTCATATTAAGCGTGTTAGATTGTAACAATTCTGTCTTAGGACAAGTTACCCTGAGTAATTGATTACTCCCAGTGATAGATACAATACTCCAAGGATAAGAATAATGAGTAGGTCTTGCTGTGTTAGAAAGATTGTTTGATTGGTTCAACAGTACATTTTCTTTATCAGTATCAAAATGTTGATTAAAACCATATCTGCTTAAGAGGGCAGAATTACCAATTAAGTTAGGTAAATAAGCAGGAGCAGTACCCCCAATTTCTTTAGTTCTAACTATGATACTTGAAATCGCATCATCAAGAATAGCGTTACCAGTTATTTTTAAATCATTACCGTGACCCATGTAAGTAAATATATGAGTGGTGGCGCCTACTATTATTTCTAAAGTATAATGTGCTTCTCCCATTCTCCACTCTTTAAATGATTCTCCTAGGTCTGCTGGGTCTATGTTAGGAAATAAATCAGCATCTTCATCACTCATTATTAATCTAGCATAACCACTATAGGTAGACCCACTCATTATAGGTTCTACATTCACTATAGTCCCCTCGGCTCTTCCTGTTTTTGTTTTAGCAGCATGTGGGTTAGTCATTGGCCCCGCTTTAAACTCAACAGCACTTACATACTGCCTGAGTCCGTAATCTATGTTACCGCCTTGAGTTTTTACACTAGCCGCATCGTGATAATATTCAGACCTGTTTTCAATTTCTGATACTTTATTTAGCGTATCACCCTTTAGAGGAACTAAAACTTCTGACTCTAAGGAGTTTCCAATTAATAATGGTAGACCTATAGATTCATTCATTTCAGTAATGAAATTTTCTGAGAAAAATGCTGTGGTATTAGGAAATTGTAAATACCCATCTGTTTCAGGGTCGTTGTCGTAAATACACCACTCACCTGAAGGTAGGAAGGCTCTTCTGTACGCCATTACTTTGTCCGGTTGCTGAAAGAGAGCGATAGAAGTTGTAATAGAAGCCGGAAATACCTTTGTATTAGCAACAGTTATTCTATAATTAGTACCAAAAAGACCAAAGTGAGTAATAGATGTTTGATTGGTTTTATTGTTAGTTAGCGCATTTTTAGCATACGCACTAAATGCTGTTCTATCAGAAGCAGGAATGTCTTGAAAGCGTCTACCAACTGGTGAAGGATTCCATGTGTGCGCTGTCATAGTTGGGTCTATATGTAACTTTAACGAGTTGTCAGGTGCAGGATAAATGCCGTTTAGTTTGTCTGCAAAGAACTGCCCCCTAAACAACGGTATTTCTACAAGCGCACGAGTTGAAGCAAACTGTGTTCCTAATTGATAATCATGAGATATATTATCCGCTGACTGAAACATTCTATCGTTTACTGTACTCCCATCAGTTTGTAAGTTTTCTATGAAAAAGTTACCGTCTCCCATCAAAATTTCACCTATAGGGAATACATCAGCAGCAGTCCCTGTGAGAGTGGCAGCGTTGGCGCTTAATCCACTAGATGCAACCCACTCTTGAAAAGTGGCTACTACCCCCCCACTCGGTATTATGAAGTTACGAGTTGCTAAAGTAGAATCTGTAAATATAAAACAACTTCCAGTTTTAGAACTATATTTTGCACTTGCTCCGTTCTTCAAATATATTCGCCCTTCCTTTGGGAATGGATATGTCCCCCAACTCTTCAAATCAGGAGAGGTGTTGTTTAATGGGGCTACTTCGATAAATTGAAAGTTGTTAGTTGGGTTACGGTCTACTCTAAGTTTAGTTGCTAAACAAGAAAAACCTCTTCGAGAACTGTAAGGTAAGTTGGCTAGAGTGCTACGGTCAAAAGATGGTTTAGTATCAAAACCTCCTTGCCCTACACCACCAAGAGTTACACTTACTACTGGAGCATTAGGGTCTATTTCTTTCACTACATGGGAGTCAGGACTACCTGATGCTAACTCGTTAACGCTCCTAGTAGCAGCCACATCTGTAAGACCTACGGCAGATATGGTAGTAAATCTACCATTATCGTTTTCTATTTGTTCTATACCACGAAGTCTAGCCGTACTCATTAAAAATAGTATAATTGCATGATTAGCATCGTTAATTCTATCTTGTAGTGAAAACACATGTTGTAATTGATTAGTTCTTCTTCTATCCGAGGGTTGAATAAAGAAACGATGAGTGACTCCTTGTAAGTGTCCTATCTGTAAATTATCAATGATATCAAACATTTCATGTGTGGATGATGCTGAAGAAGTTATACCAACATCAAACTGACCTGCTGATGGACTACCGTGTACTGTAGTAGGTGTTTGCCTTGAAAACTCTACAACTTTACTAACATCACTTTCAATTTCATTTCTTTCTAAAAATAATTTATGAAACACTGAGTCATGTTCGGCTTTTGTAGTTTGAGAAGAAGAAATGTTTTGTGGAGTCGTGTTACCTAAATTAGCCGTTGCTGTGAAATTTTGAGGAGTTAATCGCTCATCTAACTCTACATCAGCCTCGAACCCTTCGCTATTATCTCCAATTAAAGAATGACTAAAAGCAACTTGGCCTAAGTTACCTTCTTTTGTTTTTCCAACATCAATATAACCACCGGGTGCAAATAGCGTTGCATTACCAGCGGCGACATCAGTTGCTATATCATCTACAATATACGCCCCGCCTATCTGTAGATTAGACGCAGGTACAGTTTTTTCTATCATTATCATAGGAGTTGTTTTACTCATTGATGCACCTGAAAAATCTATAGCGTTGTAATGAACCTCTACATAAGGAGCGATACCACGACTAGCAAGAGTAGGAACACTAAGTAATGCTACTCTACTTTTACTAGAAGGATGTAAGTGAAACTTATTTAAATCAGCATCAACATTGTTTATATCTATAGGAACTGGGCCTTTGAGAACAAACGGTAAAGGATTAAAGGAAACTGAATTGGCTTTTGTCCCGCCTATGGCTATAAGTTTTTTATTAGCACCTGTTAATCCGTTTGTTACCACTTCGTGAACTATGCTGGAATTAACCGCATCGACAATTTCAAAATGAGCAACTTCTCTATAGTAATCTATTTTACTGTTTACCGGAAATAATTTATCTATACCCTTCGCTGTTTCATCATACATCACAGTCAGAATGTCTGAATTACCTGCTTGTTGGTCTAATGCTTCGTTATTAGCACGAGGCATAGTTCTTAGATAATGATGACCCTCGACATGGTTTAGAGTATGCCTTCCTGAGTGCCCTACTTGGAACAGTTCGTCAATATCTGCGGGCCAAGTAACTTTAAACGGGTTATTAGGGCTGTTCGTAGTAGTAGCCATTCTGCTAGAATACGCTAAGGCATGCTGTTCATAATTACCTTCATCAATCAACATCTGCCCTGTTCTGTCGATAATTTGAGTAGATAAATGAGGTGGTTGATAAGGGCGACCTGTGCCGTTTTCAATTAGATAGTCAGCCGCTATAACAACAAAAGAATTAGCACCATTAGCAGAAGTATGAGTGCTGTGTAGTATCGGTCTTAACCCATCTCCATTAGTTGAGTTGGGAAAATCTAAGTGGATACTCGATACTAATATTTCACCTGTTGAAATATTAATTCTATGAAGTCTTACACGCTCGGGTGGTTTACCGTTTGGCTTCTTAGTATCTTGATTGATAGAGCCGGGGTTAATTAGAAGATTATATGGTACATGCGGTATACTTCTTTTGTTAGTAGTACCGGGTGTGGTGAATCTGTCAACGACAGAATAATTACCAGTGGAATAAGGTGAGACTGTGAAATCTACATAATCTGTTACAGTCTTACCAGTCAATAAATTAGCCAAAGATTGCGCTTCAGTAGTAGATATAGTGATAGCAGTTAAGTCATTTTCAGTAACTGCTGTGTCGCTATATGTAGAGTCAATACTATTGATAGTATACACCGAGTCAAAAGTAGAGATAGGCTCTTCAAATCTAAAAAGAGAAATTGATTTCTCCGTCAGTAAAGCAGGGTTGCGAGTTGTCATTTCAGGATTAAAAGATGATGAAACATGTATACCTTCTATAACACCTCTAAACTCACCACCCTTACCACCGATGTAAACATGAGAGTCATTCTCAAGAATTTCCGAACCCTTGGGAATTCTTTGCTGGGACATTAAAGCCCCATTGACATATATTTCTGCTGCGTTATTATTTAAAGCAGCAACAATATGATACAATGGTCTTTGATTTAGCGATAGTGATGTTGCTTTATCTTTACTACCATCAAAGCGGTTATACGAATCATCTAGCCCACCAAAGGTGGTAACAGGATAAACATGGCCGTTGAAATTATTTGTCTCAGGTAACGCCGTTCTCGCAAACACTTTCATTTTACCAGTAGCGGGTGCTTGTATATTGACTTCAAATTCAACAGGCCCGGGAGTGTCTACGCTACCTATTGATAATCTGAATTGACCATCTTTTGATAATATAACACCACCACAATCAGGAACAACCCACGCTTCGATAGCAAGACCTTTACCAAAAACATCACTTATGGCACCTTTACCCGAGTTACCTTGAGAACTTGTAGCAATTATATCACTAGAACTTTTATTGCTCGAATCATAATCTCTTCCTAGTCTACTAAAACTACCTTGAGGAATGATAACGCTATCGCTAACTCCATCAAAGAAAAGAGCGTGATTCGACTGTAACATAATTGGCATTCTATCACCTTAAATTATCATGTCGATTGGAGCAAAGACCATTTGATAAGTATAATGCTGCTCTCCAGCACTGTAACCTACATCAAACTTTTGAATAGTACCCTGTATACCCGTAGTGTCATCTCCTGTATCGAATGCTCGGTTAGCATTATGGTTGTTGTCATCTGATACTTTCTCATTAGTTGATTTTATACCAGTGCGTATCAAGAAATTTCTAACGCTGTATTTTTTACCATCAGCCGCTGTTATCATTGAGTTGTAAGGAATCTGCAAGCCGATTGGATAGTCACCATTAAAGAAACTACCAAGCCCAGCAACAGCACCAGCGGCAGCGCCAGCACCACCTGCTATAGCGAGAGTACCAGCCGTAGCAGCAACAGGAGCAGCGACAAGACCGATAAGAGCACCTGCTACTAATGCGGCAGTTCCTCTACTTGTGTTGTGTAGGATACCATACAAATCTTGTACCTTGTCTCCAGCAGACTTTGGTTTGTTAGAGGAAGCATCACTACCCCCAGTAAGAGGTGAATGCATCGGAGCGTATACGCTAGCGTTTTTGAATACTATAGAACCAGCACCACTCATTCTACCATTTACAGTTTCAGTTAATACAATTTTTGAATCAGCCAAACCAGTAAAATCTGAAGCAGCAAGTGTACCATTAATAGTAGAATTTAGATGACTCCCTCCTAGCGCAGTCTGTATTGATTTAGCCATCTGAGCAGGGGTAAGGAAATTAGTACCATGAATATTTACTACAGTAGTCCCACCACCTGTTACAACATTTGTTACACCCGGATTAGTGTAAAAACTACCAGTATTATTCAATGCAAAGTTTATCTCTTTTTTATCTCCATTTTTTTGTGTTATGACTAACTTGCTTTCACTACCTACTAGTTTTGCGAACTGAGAATTTGCTACAATAGATGAGCCATATATTGCATTAAGATATGATTGTTCTATAGAAAAATCAATAAAACCATTAGCCGGGCTGCTGATACCTATCCTTCTGTTTACATCATCATCAGTAAAAATTCCTTCAATAACAATAGTAGAATTTACCATATTTAGGTCAATACCTAACCTTTTACCTCCCATAAGCGGTAAAGACATACCTCCGACTTTACGCTCTACACTGAGTGCGATAGATAGAGCCTGAAGTTCCATAGGAGGAAAAGGGTCATCACCATAACCAAAGAAAGGAACACCACTTAGTATCCCGCCGTCGAAGTGAAGGCGTATTGGTGTACCGTAGCCGTCACTCATCTACCCGACCTCATTGTTGAACCACCCGAAGCACGAGCAATTTCTTGTTGTATAGTGTTACTTATTTGTCTAGCGAATTCACGCTTATCACTTCTATCTGTCATACCACTAGCGTTGATTGTAATATTGAAGGTGTTTCCACCTCCGCCACCTCCGCCACCACTAATTTCTACAGGAATAGAGCGCCCATTAGGTAATGGGACTACAGCCTCAGTACCGTGTAACATTACTGGATATCCTGACGCTGGCCCAGTTGATATCCCTCCATCTTCAAATCCTATGAAGTCCATCGCTTTACCAATAATCTTCTTTCCAGCACCTAAGATGTCTTTAATAGCGTCAGCAATAAATTCTATTGGTACCATTATTAAATCTATAACATATTTGAAAGCGTCGAAGATTGGTTTCAGAATATTATTCCAAGCCCAATCTATACCACTTACTAGAGCATCCCATGCCATTTTAAGCCCGTCAAAGACTAAACCTAATCCAGCAAACGCTAACTCAAGAGTGCCGCCTAATGTCTTATCCCAAATAGTCCACATCCCATCAACAAGAATATCCCAATTATCTTTGATAGCGTTTATACCAGCCATAATCGGAGGGCCAATAAAACTCCAAATCGGCTCTATAATCGCCATCCAAAGACTAAACATTGTGTTTAATAAGAAAAGCCAAGTATCCTTAATTAGATTAATACCAGCCATAATTGGAGTGCCAACTAAATCCCATAAAGGAACTATGAGTTTGTTAAAGGTGTTAGCCATCAACCCCATAATAGTGTCCCATATAGCACCGATTGCAGTAATACCCATAGTCATAGGGTCGCCAACTGAATTCCACAAAGGAACTATTAGATTATCCCAAATAACTTTCATAGCACCTACAAAAGTATCCCACAGTATTCCTATAACAGCGATACCTGCTTCGATTACTGGGCCTATTAAATTCCATAAAGGAACGATAAAATCATTCCAATATTTATCCATGGCTAATACTAACACTTCCCATAATATTTTGATACCTTCAAATGCTAATCCTAGCGAGTCTTTTATTAAAGCACCAATTAATTCAACTACTGGTGATATAAATTCAAAGAACTCTTGGAAAATAGGCATGATATTTTCATCAAAGAAGTCTTTAACTCCTTGAAATTTCTCTTTGATAAAACTAATTGCTGTTGAAAATACACTTGTTACTACACCTATTGCTGCGCTGAATATACTACCTATTGCTCCAAAAATACCTGAGACTGCACTTGCTCCTGATGATAAACCACCTAGGGCTATAGTCATGGCTGCTAGTGCTACCATCAGAAATCCTCCGTATTTAAGAAATCATAATCGAGTGATACTGTTTCTCTTCCACCACTATTGCTAGATTGGTTACTTCTTTTCTGAGCCTTCTCTTCTTCTTTACGACCAACCATGGCCCAAGCGAAGGATTGTAGGAACTGTTGCGGAGTCATCTCATGTACCTCTTTTATTGATATCCCATAATGCTTTGCCACAACATAGACTCTCATTTCAGTAGCCAGTTCTACATCGGCGGGGGTTTGTATAAGTTTGCGACTGAGGAATGCCTCAATCACTTCTTCCCGCCTTTTGTAAACCCCCCTGACATCATCTCACCAAGTTCGTTAGGGCTTGGTAATAATGCGGAGATTTGTTCACCGACATAGCCTTTTAAATTAAGTAATTCATCCTTAGATAATTTAGGATTAGTTCTCACTACCCAATTAGTGAATGCATATTTGTAAAAACCTTCTAGGTTTAGAGACATTTGACCGTCTTTTTTAATGTCGAACATTTGCTGAGCAGCATGCTGAATGTCGAAGAAAGAGACATCTCTAACCCAAACCTCCATTATGAGGTCGGGGTCGTCGGGGTCTACTCTAACTTCGTGTTTCTGTTCATCATTCTTTCTCATCAATAAGTTCTTGTTCGCTATTACTGTTTTCGTCATTTGTCTCACCTATGGTCACAGCCGCTTCATCAGCGGGGGTGTCCGACTCTTCTTCAGCAGCCGCTTCATCAGCGGGGGCTTCGGTTTCTGTCGGGGACTCGGATATACCCTCGTCATCACGCTTTAGGCGTAAGGCGAGTTCGGCTTTTGTGCCGTAGACAGGTAGCCCACGGTCTTTGCATAATGCTTTCAGTTCTTTCGCTGTCATAGCATCGTAAGTTAATTCTGCTGGGAAGTTTTCAGTATCTCCTATATCTTCAGGAGTTGCTAATTCTTCCTCCACTTCTACTACTTCCTCTATAGGTGCTGGTAAGCAAGCCTCGACAGCCTTCTCGATAAGACCCAATGTGCGCTTCTCACCAGCGGCAACGAGGTCACCTGAAACTACCCCTATCTGCTGACCATACCAACTGGCATATTCAGCGTGAGATAGTTTTCCGTATTGGTACGCTCTTTCTGATGGTGTTGGCATGATAGTCACCTCAAGAATGTAATAGTGTATCAACTGATACAATTCGGATAGCCTTTGGTAGAATCTTCAGTGGTGCTCTAATAACACCTTTATCTTCCGGTATAGGAAGCGGTGCTTCAGTGATATAGAAATCATCTATCAAGATATCGAGTTGTTCTCTTCCGCTAGCAGTTCCCGGTTTAGTAAAAGACAAACGAATCATATTTGCTGTAGAAGCCTCGTGGTCTATAGTTCTACGAACTTTATGATAGAATACTGGGTCATCAACTATAATCTCGCAGTCCATGGAATATTCAGTCTTACCCTCAACTGCGAGCGAAGCATTACGAGCACCACCAAATGGAATTTGGTCAGTAGCACTATCAGTCACAGCAGCGCCGTTGATAGTATAGAATTGTTGAACTCCAGTGCTACCTGCAATAGTGAATGATACAACTTGTCCGACTGTGATTCCAGCGATACTCACTGTTCCGTTGTAGAACATGAAAGGCTTCTGTGTGCCCTTTTCGATACCGGCTTCTTTTCTACCTACTAGGTCACCAGCGGTTTCTTCAAACATACGATGAGTTTTGTATCGGTCACCTTTTGTTCCTGTTGAGTAGTGACCTACAGCAGTGGTTTCAAGACGACCAGTATCTGTATAACAAAGTGCAGCATCAAAGTTAACGCTTAGTCTTAAAGCAGCATCTGTATCAGCGGTTAAAGAAAAATCCTTAATTTTACATCCTTTGAATACACGAGTTAATTGTTTGGGGTCGCTTGGGCCGTTATCTGTGATATCAGCGTCAGCGCCGTCTACATCTCTTCTACGAATACTGACCTCTAAAGCAAAAGATGGAATAGCATCACGAGAATATAGTAGTCGTGTAACACTATTGGTAAGCGCTCCTGTTGATTCACGATGAGGGCTACCAGTTTTTGTCGCTCCTCCTGCGCTTCCATTATAACGAATAAATCTCAAATCAGTGCCAGTAGCATGAGCATAACAAAGACCGTCATCAAGCCAAATTTTTGTACCACTAACAGCAGCGATACGGCGAATTTCTTGTTTTTCTGTTTGGTCAAAATATGTAGTTCCTGTCACATTATCAGCGCCAAAAGCAGCACTAGCGCCTAAGTCACCTGCTTCTTTGAATGTCACAATATCCTCTACACTATCGTCTTTGAAAAGAACATAATCGCCAGCAGCGACAGCCGATGTCCCAGTACCACCATTAGCAGCGCTTGTAAACTCAGCAGCGCCGTTTAGTGTAATGAGAGTCTCGCCTTTCTCTACTTTACCACTTAATTCTCTATTAGCGCTTGTAAGACCGTCGAATTGGTCACCTACCGATACTGATTCCATACCTAAACAATAATACAACCAACGAGGATTGTGCATGTTTACTTCAAAAGAGCCACCTTCATTTAAGAAACGACCCGGAACTTGTATTGCTGTATCTCGACCAAGCCCTACAATGTGATATCGCTTGAGGTCTACTTTTGTTTCAGGTAGAGTTAGTGTAGCAGCAAGACCGAGAAACTGGTCAGTCAACACACGCTCACTGCTAGAGGCTGCTGTAATATTCCAACTCGACATGCTTGCGTCGAAAGTAGGAGTCCCGAATGATTCAATGTAAAGGACATCGCCCGTAGCGCTGCTTGTAGCAACGGCTGTTTTCAAAGCAGGTGTTAAAGTTAGTTGAGTTTTACTTGCTCCAGCAGTTAAACCAGTAACACTAAGTGTGGCGTTTGCTCCACCACCTGTGATAGTGATAACATCACCAACTGTGTAACCTTTACCAGCCGCAGCGATAGTAACGCTCGCTACCCCTCCTGCACTTGTTGTAGTGTCAACAGTAAGTCCTGTTCCTGTTCCGCCTGTGGTGGCTACTCCTGAACCGTTGGAATAACCACCGTTACCATTACTGGTGACTGTGACAGTTGCTACAGCGTTGTTTTGAAAGTTTTTATGTTCCATAATTGTATATGTCCGACCAGTATCATGAGAATCATCAGCGGAAAAAGCACCCCCACCGATGATTGAAATCCTACAACCTACCAGCATGCCGACTGGGTATCGTAAAAGACCGGCTTGACAAGGAGTAGCAGCATCGCCTCCAGTAAATTCAATTATGCTTGTATTAGCGTTACTGTTTACACCACCAGTTGGATGTAGCCAAGCAAAAGACCCTGCGTAGTTGTGTTCTAGTTTTAATCCTGTCTCGTGACCGAATGAAACTTCGGTCAAATCTCCTTTGTATACTGTAGATGGCATGTCCGTTCAACTCAAGGCACTAACTCCGCAAAGATAACTACTTCTATCTGAAAGGTCATACGAAATAAAACCTTTGACCTATCAGACAAGTCAGTGCGAGTTTTGTATACCATGCGGTCAAAGTTCACGCCGTCACCTTTTCTTACACTGTGTATAAGGCGGCGTATCTCGTTTTCCATGGCTTGTAGATGCTTTCTACCCCTAGCGGTACGAGCATCTACGGTGATATTTAGACGGGTAGTTACGAAATCATACAATAATTCAGGGGCTTCTTCGTTGTGAGCCGTCTCGTAACATAGAATATAATCATGGCGAGACAAGTCTATTCTCTTACCTCGCTCCGGTTGTAGCGTAGTGATATCCGCTATGACTGGTTTTATGTTACCAGTGTTAGCCCGATTCCAATTGTCGAGAGTGTTTATCACCATATCTAAAGATTCAGTAAAAGTCGCTACCATGTTACTTTCCCTCCTCTCTCTTATGTGCCTCGTGGTCAGGTAAAAGTAGACCACCTTTGAATATCAATTTATGCTGAATTAACATGGGTGATTCACGAAGCATACGCTTGTCAGCATCGTTTAAGGCAGCATCAACTTCGCTTTGAGAGGCTGGTTGACTACCTTTTTTGTACCCACCCTCAGTTTTTCTAATACCTCTTCCACCTAGTTCTTGTGCTTCTACCTTTTCTCGATAAACTTCAGGTCTTTTAGTAACAACTTGTCTTATCTCTTCTTGATATTTAGGGTCGGATAACTCAGCAGTCAGCATTTCTAAGAACTCATCTTGCTCCGTTCTTACCATATCAATCACTCAAATACTATTATCTCGATATATCTAGCAAGTATACTGTCTACTTCTGCTTTCAGTAACTGAATCTTAGAAGTTAAATCTACATTCTGTGTACCTTCGGGGATTAAAACACTTCTGTCATCGGACATCAAGACATCACAAGCCACCATTTTTGTAGCGGCTTCTTCTATAGCCTTCTCAAGATATCTTTCACCATAGATGTAAGAACACTTAATTGCATTCCACTCAAAGAAAGGATAGGAGTTATTGAAATAAATCTGACCAATCTCATGGTCAAGCCACCAGTCACGAAGCCTTGCATTGTCGCCTTTACTACTACCACCCTGTAAGTCAATGACCAAAGTAGATTGAGAAATAGCACCGGAAATGTCACCCAAAGGAGAGCCTATTACAATAACACATCCTGTAAAAGATGTATTAGTTTTACCCGTATATCTAAACACAGTATCCCCTTTCACACAAACACCGGCTGCGGCAAACGCTTCAGTGCTATCTACATTGACTGTAGTGTTAACTACGCTAGTGACATTGGCGGTGTGGGTTGCTACTTGAGCAAGTTCTATATTACTGTCAGTGACAACTATTGAACAAACCTCTCCGCCTTTACCTGCACGCATACTTGTTACTTTGACTTGACCAGTACCGTAATCAGCGTTAGCACTAGCGTAGAATTCATTGTTCAGTGCTACATTCGCTGTAGAGCCTTCTAATGTAAATGCGGGTGCAAATTCCACTGCTGCTTTATTTACTCTATCTTCTTTGTTAATTAAATCAGCAAGATTTTGACCAGTAGTAGCAGCATCAAAATCAGCACGCCATTGATTAGATGCCGTTCCGATTGTTAGTGTAGCAGCCGTTCCGTTGCCCGGCGACATAACGATAGAACCTGACAGTGCTCTCACATCTTCAGGTAATTTAATCCGAACTTCAGCGCTACATATCTCACGATAATCATCACCTTGCCATAGTTCTAAACGAAGGATTTGTTGAACATTTCTAAACAAAAGAGGGGCTGTTCCTACATAATCAGTATAGTATCGTCTTCTGTATGGTTTGTATGTATCGAAGTTGATGTACTCAGCGCTAACAAGATAAGGTCGCCAAGCATTGTGTGTTAAGTTGTCAATCTTATCTTGAGCCTCTTTGATACGAGCCTCTACTATAGATTTCTTCATACCACGAGTTTTACCGTTAGTAAACGACGCTGTGTTTTGAACATAAGCGTTGTCAGCCGCTTGATAGTCAGCGGCAGTAATAGTTTCAGCAAAGTTTAGTTGCACCCCACTAGCACTTGTTCCTATAGAAGTAATAACTCTTTCAAGACCTAACGGGTCAGCGTCGGAGTAAATGAGTATAGTGTCATCCTTTTGAAATCCAATAGTTCTATAATCAGCCCCTGTGACAAACACAGCAGTTGATGTACTATCTGCACTTACTAATACAGCATCTTGAGGGCCAATTGATAGGAAATCAGCAACTTTCTGTGCTGTGGTGTATACAATGGCTGTGGGGTCTAGTGGTCTTGTTTCTGCTTCTCCGGGGTTAAATACTACTGGCATTTCTTATCCCCCGTTACAAAACATTTTTTAGTCTTAGACTCTTTCTTATCTACTTGTTTTGATTTAGCATCAAACCAATCATCAAGGAATTTACATCGTGTCATGCTCTATTCTCCTCGTCTACAAAAGCAAGATTATATTCCATAGGTTTACCACAACTACCGCAGTTTTCTCTCCACATAAAATGAAGCATACCACAATGTTGGCAACGAGTGCCTGAGCCGATGTTTAGAACATCGCTGGCTTTGAGATTACGATTACGCTGCTGTGAAGTAACACCCTTAAGTGGGTTTTCTTCATCAATTACTTTACCAAGAAGAGTTTGTGCGTCAGAACGAATGCCTTGCTTTTGAAAACGCTCAATGTCCGTAAGGTCAATTGTTTGCTCTCCTAGCGACATACATACTCCTCACACTCAAACATAACTCACTACAATGTAAATATTTCCTAATACAACGATTGGGTCTGATGCTACTAAACTTGTAGTAGAACTAGCATCACCAAGTGTACCTACTGCCGTAGCAATAGTAGTTGACATTGTAGCAGGGTCTGTAAATTCTCTAGGTGAGAAAGGCCCGACTACTTTGTATTTAGGTACTAAGTCAGCCATTTAGGTCACCTCAAGAACGGCGACCCATAGCGACAAAAGTGCAAGCAGCGCCGACATTTAAGACAGCACCGTTGATACCGTGAGTTACAGTAGCGGCGTTACCTATAGCGTTCACCATAGCACCATCAATTGATGCGAGTAAACTGCTAAGGTCTACTGCTTCACCAGTAGTGGCGCTTCCTGTTACTATCATTCTGTCTCCAAAGTAAGTTGGTCTTGGGTCTATTGTTACTGCCATATTTATTCATCTCCGTTTGTTTCTTTTGATTCTTCTACAAGTGCTTCTGTTTCTTGAACTCCGTCAGGACTCATTACAGTTGCTACAAGTTCGAGTAGTGTTGTCTTGGTTGCATAACCTTTTGGTTTGATGCCATACTTAGCAAGCCAAGTAACGATGTCGCCTCGCTTCCAAGTTTCATCAGGTGTTTTTGATGAGTTTATCGCATCTACAGGCTCATAGCCTTCTACTTTGTAATTGTCTCCAAGACGACCAGCCCACTTGTCACACCATGCGGTGGTGACTTCTTGGGGTCTACCTCGTATAAATTCAGGATAGGAAGGGTCTATGTTTCTTTTAGACCAAGAACGACCTATGTAGGTTACTGTAGGCACTTAAAGCACCTCAGTTGTAAAACACTACTAATTGACCGCTTGTTACAGTTCCTGTTGTTTCAAATGTAATAGTAAGTCCAGTGTGGTTACCGCCAATAGTTTGACCATTGTTTGCTGTTCCACCGGATACTATGTGTGATAGGATACTGGTTGCTCCTCCACCTAGAACGATTGTTTGTCCGTCAGTGGTTGAACCAAGTGTAATCAAAGCCATCTTAGGTGCTGGGTCGTATCCATTTGCTGCGTCTCCTGAAGTGGAGTCGTCACCGTTTAAGGGTGCAAATGCGTTGATGTTACCCGGGTATGTTCCACCACGAGCCAAGTATTCTGTGGTGTCGTGTGACCCTGCTCTAAGTTCCCATGCTCCAACTATTGTTGCGTTTCCTGCTGCTGTTCCTGTAATTGTTAATTCTGCTGCCATATTTATCTCTCCATGTTTTATTATTTATTTATTGTCCTCACTTCAAGTCACGAATGCTTGCTTGTGCTCCAAAGAAAGTAGTCCATATTTCACCCATTGTTCGGTAAAGTCCCTCTTGACCGAGGCGGTTGATTGCGAATGGGTCACCAGTTTCGATACCGGACTCAAAGTATTGAGTTGGTATTGCTGTACTGAAGTACATGTAGTCAGTGTCTAGTAAGTACATTCTGCTTAGTCCGTCAGCATCGACAACATCCTTAGATGGGATGATTGGTACACCATTGTAGGTTGCTACGATGAAACCGGCTTCAATACCCGGAACACCCTTAACACCGTTGTAGGTTGGTGTAACTCTCTTCTCTTCCATGAATCTTTGTTGTGCTTGTAGAAGTTGTTGTAGTCTCATTAGAGTATCATATCCAGTTAGGATAACCTTTGGATTACCACCACGCTCCCAAACTTGTTGGAAGATTGTGTCTAGGTGGTCTAATGATAGAACACGCTTGTTTGCTGCTTGAGTGTCTGCTGCGCAGTTTACCTCAGCATGTGACCAAGCGTTTGCACTTCGGTCAATACTGTAGATATCTAGGTCTGCTGCTGCGTCTACATGCTCGTTTCCGCCAGTAGTTCTTAGACCAGTTAGACCTGTTCCTGCACCGTCACCGGCAGTGATTCTGTCAAGTGATTCAAAGTTGTTTCCAGCGACTGTGCTGGTGTCTTGTAGTAGCATTAGGTTAACCATTTCAGCGTGGTGCTTACCCATTTCTTCTTTTAGAACTGAGCGCATGTCACCCATACCGTCATCTTTGTCAGCAAGGAATACTGCGACTTCGCTTACATCGAATGAGTGAGCGATTGTCTTTGGTTTTGCTGCTACATGTTGGAAGGTTGGTTTGACAGTTTCAGGTAGTGTACCGTTTTCTGCTATTCCACCGTGAACTGCTCCACCGTTTGGCTTTGCTGTGATAACTCTCCATCCACTTCTTTCCCATGGTTTCTTAGGTAGAATTGAAAATGCGTTAAATTCTTGGTTTAGTTGTGACCAAACTTTTCTACCGTAGATTGCTTGGTATGTTCCAGCAGTTGTGCTGAGCATTGGTGCATCGGACTTCAATAGTTCGCTTCCTGTGTAGGTATAGCCCATTGAGTTACCTGCTCCGTAGTAGTATCTTTCCATGTCTGTTACTGTTCTTACATAATTTCTTGCCATATTTATCTCTCCATATTTTTTTTTATTGTCCTGAGTTTCACTCGCCTCGGTATAATCCTCCAGCGAGTTGATGTACTTCTTCCCATGTCATGTTAGCCAAGTCTTGTGTACTTGGTACTTCAACATTGGAACCAGCAGATTTTGCGATTGTTTCGCCAGCACCGCTAGAGATGTTGTCGATTCGGTCATTGAGTGCCCCAAGAGCCTTCATAACTTCATCAAGAGGAGCACGAGCGTCGAAGTTTTGTGCTTGTGCTTTTGCTATTTCTGCTTGATTTTCTTGTGCGAAACGACCCTCAAAGTTCTGTTCAAGAGACTTACGGAACTCTTCTTCTTGCTTTGCAGCCTTAAAGACACCGTATGCTTCTTCTAATCTGTGAGAATCTACTTGAGAAGCGTTAATGAAATCAGATTTCTCAACTTTTCCACCTTTGCCACTTAGACCAGCACGCTGGATAGCGTTGGTAGATGGGCTGCCACCTTCTTGAACACGACCTTTTACTTGTCCTGCAAAGTAGTTAGCACCGTCTCCTATATCTTCAGGGGTAGAACCAAGGTTTGCTTTTGCTACTGTATCAAAGTGAGTACGAGCAGCGCCAGTGTCAACACCAGCAGACTTTAGAGTATGTTCCATCCAATCTAGGTATTCAGCAGTGATAACATCAGAATATTCAGACTTCTTTTTGCCGTCTTTTTTATCGTCGTCATCTTCATCTTTCATGTAGTTACCCTTCTCTTTGTCGTCTTTTTTATCGTCGTCATCGTCGTGGTCTTTCTTACCTTTTTTGTTCTTCATGTGCTCTTTGAGTCCGGGTGGCATTTCACCTTTTTCCATAGAGTCAAGTCGCCCTTCTAAGCGGGTTAGTACATCGTTCATTTGTTCCATTACTTCATCAGTCATTTTATTCACCTTGTTTTTTTTATCTTCTTTTAGTATATTGAATGTGGCTTCCGGGTTTATTCCTTTTTCGCATATTGTTATTTCGTGTAATTCTAATTTTGAGATTTCTTGATAAGAGCCATGGTTTTTATCGCTTTTGTTAACTCTTTTGAATGCTTGACCTCCGATACTAAATCCTGTTAGATTTCCTTTTCGTATCTCGGATGCTACTTCTCGTGCTTTCTCAATGTCGTTTCGTAATTTTACTACAACAAACATTCCAGCATCGTCAACTTCGCTTTTCCATAACCTCCCTTGATTGTCAGTATAATTTGATATTACTTCTCCAACTTGAATATTTGAGTGCGCTAATTGAACATTCCTGTACATGGGGTCTGACATGAATTTTTTGAAAGCGTCTTTCAATGCTGACCTTGTAATTAAATCTCCTTGTTTGTCTACTAGTTCAACTGAGGCATAACCTGCAACAATAAGGTCGTTAGACCCTTTGAGCAGTTCAAGTTCTCTCCGCTTTGTTCGTAGCACACTAATTCCTTCTCTATTTGTTTACCTATATTAATAAAACCCTATGCCTCATAATCTGATTCTGCTTCATAAGTAGGAGACTGCTTAGCATTTTTCTGCTTAAGTCTCCTCATCATGGCAATTGGGTATTCTTCTTCGGGGTCTTCAGTTGGTCGCTCAATCATATCCCAATCAGGTACACTCTCTTCACTGGTAAGACTAGTTGGGCCTCTTGGTGATTCTATAGCGCTTCCAACATTGATACCCATACCACGAGCACCGGGGCCACCTGACATTTTTTCTTTTTGTAAAGCATCAATTCTATCTGAAAAATCTGCTATTCTACTTAGAGTCTTTAGCATCTTTACTTTGAGTAGGTTTTTCTCATCATCAGCATCTATTATACCATGTGACTGTTCTTCACTATGTTCTCTATTTTTCTTATCATGCATTGAATGATATGTGGGTTGAGGAATAATCTCTTCAACTACACTATCTTTTTTCTTATCCACACCTTTTAACATCAAAGATACAGCCTGACTCCATAGTGGTCTAACGCTTTCAGCCAACTGTAAAGTATAATCAGAATGACTTAATTCACCTATTATTGATTTAGGAGAGTGTACCCAATTACCAGTATGAGATGATTCTGCTTTGTAAACTACCTCGTCTAACCCCTCAAAAACGACTGATATTTCATTTTCTTTGAGGACTATATCATACACCACTGGTATCACAGGGTGGGATTTTGCTAGTAAAGATAGAGTCTCTAGGCTCGCAGGGCTTTCTGCTTCTGCTTCTCCTACTATCTTTGAGGAGGTTACATCATACAATGTTTTACCATTTCGATTTCTTTTCTTAACACCCGATACAGATATAGACACAGTATCACCTTCGTTGAATGGCTTAGGGCTTTTGATTGTTCCAACATCAAGATATTGTTTACCTTCATAATCTACACCTCTATTACCAAAGCCTTCGGAGTCAAGTGGCCCTGCCCCTAAGCGATAAGTGTACGGGCCTTTACCTCTAACATCTAATATAATGAAACTAACATTCTTGTTCTTACGAAGTAAAAACCACTTAGGATGTCTACGCTCACCACGCATGTATGTAGAGTTAGCATCACGAAGTAATAGTTGCTTATGTTCGTTTTGTAAATTCTCAACAGTAGACTTTAAACCACCATCTTCAGTAATTCTTGTATCAAACGGGCTGGGAACTAATACATGCTCATGACTGTCAAATTGACCTCGAAGAACTTTCAATCTCTCTTTTACGGTCATATCTGCTATGTTAGTCCCATCATATTCTAGGATATCTATGAGATGGATATTGTTTTTCATTCTAACAGCGTCTACCATGAAGTTTTTCTCAGTTAGTGCTTTCAAGTGTTTTTTATCATCAGTAGTTAACATTACATTATCGTTACTTTCATCGTAAGCAGAAACTTTGTTACTCTTTCTAGTGATTATCATTCTCTCACCATCATAGAAAGATGATACAACCCAATCCCCACTAAATCCTCTAAGTGCATCAAAATCTTTCAAAGAAAATATTCTATGCATAGGTAGAATGGGTGGTGGTTTTGATTTATCTTCTTTTAACAATGCTTCAGGATTCATCAATACGGTAAGAGTTTCAGTAGGGTCGCTTGCTGTAAACAACGACATATCGGAGTTGGCTGGTAGCGCCATTACATTTGTTCTACTCATATTAGTAGTGTTAACTGGAACTTGATAATTAGATGATAAGACCTGTTGCACGGCCTCTTCACCATGGAGGTCATTCATCACTTCTTCAGGGATAGAATGTAAGAATTGCTCTTCTGTATTTGTTCCGGCTACAGCCTTTTTGTTACCGGGGAACTCCATACCGACTGATGGTGTCATTGGATATCCACTATCCATACCACCTGAAATATACATGTCTTGAACTGATGCACCTGTAGAAGTGGCTGGGTGAATAGGTTGTGACCTATAACCAGCCAGTTTGACTTTTGTAGCAGGGGCGACTACTTTATCCATGGTCTGTGCTTCTTGAGAGTCGAACAAATAAAGGTCATGAACTAAACTCTTGGCTCTATTTACTGGCCCATCTATATCGCCTGTTGTTGCTCCAAGCGCATTCTTACCTGTACCATATTCACCATCACGATGAGATAATTGAACACGAGATAAACCATGCATGTCTAATTGGTTTTGTTGATTAGGTCTAAACAATCTGTCTATTAAGCCAAGATGTTTTGCATATTTTTCACCTAAGTTTCTACCGAATTTTTTGTCAGCACTCGCCCTTCGAGAATAATCAGTGTGGTGAGGTCTTGATGAAATATGCTCATCTAATATACCATTTATTACTGAATGATGGTCGTCTGTAGTAAACATACTGTTAGCCTCTTCACCAGCAAAACTAACCCCAGTGCCTAACAAATCACCGTGTTTTAAAACTTTAACAGGAGACATTCGACCTTCTAACAATCTTTCAATCATATCATTATGTGCATCATCATCAGGTAAATTTAGTAACTCTCTAACTTTTGCTAGCGACATGGTAGGTTCAATTAGTTTACCAGCATTACCTAGAACACTAGCAATAGTGTGATGTGGTGATACAACTTCATCTTCATCATCTGTTAATAACTCAGCAGCGCTTTGATGAACATCTTCATATTCTCCATATCCATGAGTAAATAGTCCATGTACCGAATGAGGTAATCTCAATAAAGCCATATTAGCATCTCTCATCAAACGAGAAGTGTTGGCTAAGAACTTGTCAGGCATCTCAGGATTAAACGCATCAGGGTCTTTCTTCAAAAACTCAGGTCTTAATTTTTTCGCCATAATCATTATGGCTTCATGGTCTTTTTCATCTTTTATCTGAGCGTTATCAGATATTTGATTATAGGAATTTTTATTCTCTTTAGCAGCCTGATTATTTATTTCTTCAATTTTACCTTCTATATCATGTAATTGAAAATTAAGATTACCATATTCTTCAGAACCTTCTTCAAAATTCATTATTATATTACTTATTTCATCATACTTTTGGTCTAATTCATCAATTTGTTGTTGTTGTTGATTAGTAAGAGGTAAATCTTTACCTGCTAATTTCTTATGCCCTTGTATAGTTCTGTATGTTGTTAAGTTACCTTCACTATGGGCTAATTTTGAATCAGCACGGATATCTTTTCTTCCAAGGCGTTGTTTCTTTTTCATTGGCTCATGAGGCGGATGATATCTTCCACCCGAAGTAATTAATCTCCCACTGTGGATTTGATTGTTTATGGTCTGAGTAGCCTTACCACCCTTACCACCTATTGCGTTGATAGGATTTGTAGTAAAGAAATTCCTACCACCTAACTCTCCCCTGTTAGATTGACCTACACTGAAGTATTGTTTTCTTTCATTATCAGTCATATATCTAACTAAGTTAGTATAACCACCTATCAAAGACGACATTTGCCTATGAGGTAGATTTTTGTTATTTCTTGGTTTAGTTCTTATATGACTAGAAGAGTCCCAAAGAGATGAAATACCGTGTGGGCCTTGATGAGTTCCACTATCTTTAGAAAATAATGAGGGGAGATATCTTCCCCATAGTCCTACTGTTTTTGGATTAGGAATTAATTCTCCTCCATCTACTCTACCAATAATAGAATACCCATTATTGTCTTTTGGTAGAGAGTCGTGCATCATTTCTAAGTAATGTAAAACATTTCTTCCCATACCACCTTGATGATGGAACTCATCAGCAAAGTGTGCCCCTAATCCTATGATGTTACCTTCGTCATCTGTGAGGTAATGCTCTCTTTCTTCTTCAGGAATATCGTTAATATCAGGGCCATTCTTTCCACCATGATGGAAGAAATCGTGATTACGAATTGGTTTTTGTTGTTGATATACTTGCGACATATCTTGAGCCTTCATGATAATTTCTTTTACTTTATCATGGTCTACCAACGGGTTTTCAAAGTCTAGTAATAACGGATGATTATCCATAGCAGTCATGTCACTATTGTATCCTAACAAACCTAACATAGTATTCAAATCTGTAAATGTAAACGGGTCATCATCTAAAGTTTGTAATTCTTGAAGTATACCTTCTCCATGACTAGTTGGGTGCTGAATAGCACCTTTGTTTATTTTTCTACCTTGCATCATTCCTCTAATTGGTAAATGAGTAAGACTACTTTCTGTACCCTCATCTCTATGATTATTCAACATAGTATTATACTGCTCTAGTAATTTATCGTATACACTAATAGTGCTACCTTCTTCATGAGGAACTAATCTCATAGCATCGAGTAATGATTGCTTCATGACTCTATCGCTATCTCTTGGGTCGTCATCTATTGTTTCATAGTGTTTCTTAACATTCGCTCCATGCATGTGTTGAGGTCGCATATAGCGGTCAAACTCACCAGTAAATCGTTGAGCAAGATTTCTTTTTATCCTACCAGCACTTATTGTTTTACCATTTGATAGTTGTATAGTTTGAGCATCATGAGCATCTGTTCCTTTTTCATGAAGGTGTTTTAGCACTTTGAATCTATCAATAGGTGGAAGAAACTCAAGACCATACAAGTAACCATCATAACCTAAACCTTCTTTAATTGGAAAAGGGGTTAAAGATTCAAAATCACCACTATATGTTATCTCTTGAATTTCTGCTTCAGTTAAATTTTCTTTTGGGTCGTAAAGTGTCCCATGATTTTGGTCACTCTCTAAACTATCAGCAAACTCTTCAAAGTGTTTTAATTGTAAAGCATGCTCATGTTCTTCCGGTTTAGGAAACTTTTCTATCATTTCTTTTACAGTGTCAGGATTATTTCTTTGCCACTCCAAAAAATTATCATAATAAATATCATGTAGATAATGGTCATTTAATGGGCCTAAGAAATTATGATGTTCTACTTCTTTATTTTCGTTAGTGTCGAATCTTTTTTTACCTATAACAGAAGGATTTTCATTTTTACGCTCTAACTGTTCTTTCCCTCTTTCAGCCATCTTATAGTCGTATGACAAACTTCTTTCACCCGGTGCAGAAGGTAAGTAGAATTGTCTTAATTTTTCTATCATTTTCGACCTACCAGTGATGGTATTTTTTTGACGAAGAGGGTGATGCTTCGGATGATGAGGATGAGATTCAGCAAAGTGCTGGCCTTGTGCAAACTCAACATGGGGATACGACGCCGCTACTTCATGTAAGACTCTTTCACGAACTCTATTCTGCCAAGGATGTGAACCTAAGCGCATTTCAGCGCCTCTTTCAAAAGTTTGCTCATTGGCTGCTTTTAGAATAGAGTTAGTTATATCATCTAATGTCGTTTGTGGTATTATCTCATTGTGTGCTTCTAAATTCATCTTAGCAAATTTATACTCACCTAATGAGTTTAACCAATCATGGCCGTCTAACACAGATTTTAGAAGTTCATTTCTACTTCTATAATACCAGTCAGTAGGTGTTTCAATCAATCAATCGCCCCCTTAATAGGGGTTGTCTCTCAATACCCCGCCATCATCAAGACGGCTGACTCCTCCGCCTTCATGCGGGTTCAACATAGAGGCTAATTTGTCAAGACTTACTTGCACTGATGTAGCACCTTTGTTAGCGACATCTTGAGCGTTGTATGGATATTGATTTGTAGTGTAGTAGGCGTTTCTTGTTTGACCACCAGTTTCAGACATAAACATAACACCTTGAGGTGTTGAATCGTAGGCTGTAGTAAATCCGGGTTGAGAGCCTTCTGTTACTGCTTTTTCCATTTTAGTTCCAGTAGCGGATGCATCAGTTAAGGGCATGGCTTCAGTACCACGGAAACCGGGGCGCTTTACCTTTACACCACGACCTGCTTCTCCACGCTTTTGGTCACGAGGTTTTCCTTCGCTTGGCTTAGTAGAGATTTCTTTTTCAGGTTTTTCATTTTTACCTCCTAGTTCTGCTGCTTCACCCATGGGTTTAGCATCTTCTCCGGGTTTGAATTTTGGCATATTTCTTCCCGGCATAAATTCATCCGGTGCAACTTTACCAGCATCTTGTGCTAAAGAGTCAGCAATAGAAAATTGTTTATCTTTCTTATCTTTATCCATAGAATTACAACTACTTTTACAAGTTCCCATCTTGGTCATTTGAGAACAACAGTCTTTTCCTTTGAAAATGTTAATTCTTTCACTTAGTTCTTGTGCTTTGTTCATTAGGTCTAGGGCTTGTCTGCTTATTAGGGATGGTATTGGCTTCATTGTATCACCTCGGTTGATTTGGCTTGTTCAGCCATTTCATGAATTTCTTCCCACGACATTAGGTGGATTTCATTGTTAGTATACTCGTTTTGGCTTTTTAGTAGAGCAGAATCCATGTTGTTTTCCACCCCTACATCTCCTCTAAATCCATCAGTTGAGACATCTTGACTTAATGGTGTGGCAGCAGAAACAAAACCTGCTTTTCTTAACATGGTGATAGGGTCTTTCACTGCTTGTTTTAGTCGAGCGTTTTCGGCTTTTATTACTTGGAGGTCGGAATCCATATTTTCCATTTTTGTTATTAGAGCATTCATTAAACGCTCAGCAACAGATTCTTCACTCATTTATTCACCTTCATTGAGAATAGCGGCCAAAAGTACCGGAGTGTTTTGTGAAACCATTACCCACACGAGATGACCTAATTGTACCGGGAAGAACAGCACCTTTTGAAGTGCCTTTTTTCTGACCAGTTTTATTCATTTTTAATATTGTACTTTCACCCGGTTGAACAACTCCAACATGTAATTCTGCTTTTTTAACAGCAGCATGAATATCATCATTTAGAAATCCAGCAAACTTCATAATTTCATTAAGATGTTGCTGTGCTGCAAATGGGTCGCTGCTCTCTAATGCTTTGTTAAATGCATCTGTGTGAACAGTTAGTTTTCTAGCCATCGGATTCATTTTTAGTAAGTCCATAATAACGCCTCTACTACAGTCGTAGTAATATCACCCTAAATAGTCTTACGCCCCTCTAAGGCGTCTGCTATCTTGGATTGTTCTACTGTTTTGTTGTTGGATATTAGGAGGGAGTCCTCTTTGTTGTACACTAGTTACAGGTGCACCCGCCCCCGGACTACCTCTTTGTTGAGGTCGTGCCGGAGAGCGTGGAGTGCGGATTCCCATCCCCTCTCCTCCGGGCTGTGATGGAGGCATCATTTGTGGAGGCATTCTACCACCTTGCATCATTTGTGGAGGCATACCACCTTGTGGTGGCATACCCTGTCTAGGTGGCATAGCCTGTCTAGGAGGCATACCACCTTGTGGTGGCATAGCCTGTCTAGGTTGACCTTGTGGTTGAGGTTGACCTTGTGGTTGTTGACCTTCAGGTTGTGGTGGTTTCTTTTTGTAACTAAACCTAACATCTCTATCTCCTTCTTCTAACAATTCAGGCTGATATCCAAGCATAGCCATTCTTTGAGCAAGATTAACTTCCATTTCATCACGGCGTAGTCTTGTAATTTCATCTTCCTCTTCGTTTGGATATAGAGTTAATTTCCAATCAGTGACATCTAATTCACGCAACATTCTAGGGAATAATAAATCTGTATACACTTTTTGTCCGTATTCAACTGCTCTATTAGTTACAAGAATCTGCAAACCTTCGTTATTCAGACCGCCTGATTTACCATTATCAATCATAAAGATAGAAGACACACCATAAAAAGCAGCAATACGATTTCTTATTTCATCACGCACTGCTATGTATTGCATCTCTTCAAGTGTATCCATAAACTTGACCCAGTTCACACCACCACGGCCTGAAGAAGATTCGATACCAACTTTAGGAATGTAGTGTGGGTCACGCTCCATTTTTTCATCAACGCCTTTCCAAAAAGACTTCATAGATTCGAGATTATCTGTAGTGACGCTCACAATACCCTTTGGTATTCTACGCTTTTGATACGCAGTATAGATATAATTATCCATAGCAGTAAGAGTCATGGCTTGTCGCCATAGCGTGTTTACTGGAGCACGCCCATATAATTTACCCGGATTATATTTTGATACATGGAGAACTTCACCTTTCATAAAATATTGATTCTTACCTGAACCCGCCATGTTAACATAGTGAGCATCAACTAAACGAGAGTTACATATTTTACATTTTGGCTCTTGACCCGGATAAGCAACTTGGTCACGATGGATACGACAAATCTTGTATCGCCCACCACGAACACCACGCTTATCAGCGATAATTCGCATAAAGATTGGGTCACCACGAATTAACTCTTTTATTCTATAGAATTGTACTTCACCAGTCTTTTCATCTACATAGTATTCTTTAATCATTAACAAGAATGCATCATCTACAACATTCAAATCACGCTCAATCTCATGAAGGATTTGCATAAAACTTTGTTCCATAGAGTTTTCTTGTTGAAGTAACCACTTAGGATACAATACTTGGTCGGGGTTAGGTTTGCGAACTTCTCCACCACAGGTCGAGCATTCATCAACTTCATGTTGAAACTCTTCTTCACATTCAACACATTTCATACGAAACTTCTTTTCCCAGTAGTAACCTCTACGGAATACTTCTTGACCAAGTTTTGTAATAACAGTTCTGAGAATTAAATTTTCATTTGAGACAGCATAGAGCGCTGGTAAAGTAATACCTTGTGCTAAAACTGGCTCTTGTATACCAGTAGTATACAACGGCATCTGAGGTTGAGGAGTTGTTCTTCTTCTAAATGGACTTGATAGAGCAGACAAAAATCTACTAACGATGCTTTGATTTTCTTCAGCCATCATAGACCCTCTCCGTATTTACCAATAGTATCCATGTCAATTCCCCATTCTTGTAACAAAGCGTTAGATTTTCGCTTATCATCCTTCCAATTTTCGTATCTTACTAAGCGTTTTAATTCTTGCTTTCTAGTTTTATCTTTTTCATCAATATAGGCTAGTACAGCCTTTGCTTGAGTAGACTTCATTTTTAAGTGAGGGGACACCCCATGAAGTAACTTTCGCAAGTCAGCCTTAGAATAGAATTGTAATCTATGTTGACTTCTTTGAGAATCTTTGTACACTTTATTATCAGTAGAAAGTACACCACAGTCTAGCGTTTTGTACAAATCTTCACAGTGAACTTTTCCTCTATCACCTGTGGCTATCATTCCAGCACGAGGTTCACCACGCTCAGTGATAGTAATGTATCCGTCAGCATCAATAAAACCAGCACTATAAGACCACACATCTTTTAACACCAGTCCATCACTGGAAATACGAACATAAGTTCCTCGTAGTGCTCCTTTTACAATATCCATATCTTCACCATACATGTTCATGAGTGTAGCGAGTTTTCTATCAGTTTGAGATTTTTTAAGCATACCAGCATCGGAAAAATTACTACGAATGGTAGTTACTTTCATTGGGCCTTTTTCGAGTAATTCTTGAGAGGCAAATTCTAAAAAATTCTTCTCAGCCTTGCTAAGTTTGTCAATTGGATGAAGTGAATTAGACCACATTTTTCTAGCAGAACTTCTATCTTGCATAGCAGAAGCCCAAGCCTGTTGTTCTTCTGCACCCCATACATCTTCATGCTCATCTAGCATTTTAAGAGTTAATTCTGCCTTATCCCACATCATACATGCTCTTTCGAGATTCAAAGAGCGTGTCTCACCAAACTTACGAAGACTTTTGAGTTTACGGTCATTTAATCCTAACTGTTTGATAGTGTCTTCATAAGGTTCAGCCCAAGACAAAGATTTGATTGTCATATTAGTTTCTAATGATTTAATCATCCTAACATCATTGATGAAATTATCAATTTCACTACGATTGTCTTTGTTGTTTCTTCTTGCTTTTCTTAATCTTTTTACAAGAGTTTCCGCATTACATCCAAGTGATGCTTCAAACCAACCATCACCGTTTGGTGCAAAATGATGCTGTTTTTTAATTGATTTGATTTCTTCAGTGGAAACAGGGGTGTGGGTATAGACCTCACCAAAGTCATCTTCAATCATAGCCGAACCCCACATATATTTGACCTCCACATTGACCTATTTACCACTTGCTACCAATAGGCGATTTATTTATGATTTCTTGTAACTTATTTCGCACTCTAAGTCTCATTGGTGTAAAGGGTATTATTTGTTCTTCAGCATAAGAATTAGCAATAGCGTTTAATTCCCATATTTCTAGTCCTGTTTCGTAGTTATTTTTATGTAGATACTTTACCATGTCGTTAGTAGATAAGTTACCACCACTACCCTTCATAAAAGGACAACCACCAAGACCACCTATGCTAGCGTCGAATTCAGTGATACCCCAATCTAAAGCAGCCTGAATATTAGGAAACATATTATCTCTTTTATTTTTAGTGTGATGAAGATGCAGTGCTATGTTAGCATCAATGTGTCTTGAAAGTTCTAATGTTCTAGTCATAGACGAAGGATGAGCAATACCTACTGTGTCGCATAAAACTACAGTGTCTGCAAAGTTATCTGCTGCTTGCATAGCCCACAGTAGTCTATATTCATTGACTTTTTCAGTAGTAGTACCGAATGCACAAGAAATGTAAGCCCTAACACTTTCTCTATCAATATCACCTAACATAGTAGAAATATTATCAATAGAAGTATCCATATCTGTGCCCAAGTTTGCTTTATTAAATGATTCAATAGGAGAAAAGAATACATTGAATTTTTTAGCACCAACGGCTTTTGCTCTATCGAGTCCTTTTTGATTAGGAACTAGAACACTGAAGTCATCAATGTCTTTAGTAGCGGCAAATACTTCCTCAGCATCTGCCATGTTAGGAACTAACTTAGGATGTACAAATGATGTGATTTCCATATTTTTTAACCCAGCATAATGTAGTCTTTGTATCATACAAATTTTATCATCAGTAGGAGTGTTTTCAGTAATATTCTGTAAACCATCACGAGGGCCAACTTCGTAAATATTTACATCAGTCATTTTATCACCTCAGAAACGACCTGATTTGAAAGCCTGATACATTGTTAGAGTAGAACCTGTTAGACCCGACAATACTCCACCTCTATTTTCAGCAATTTGAACACTAGGGTCTACCATGCTTTTTGTTTGCGTGTCTTTCATTCTTTTATCAGCAAAGAATTTTGTAGGGTCGTCTTCAATTAGTTGTTGTAACATTTCTTGTGCTGATTTATCACGCTCAGTAACTTGTTGTTTACCTCTCGATAAAGCACTCATGGCTTGCATAAATGCGCTTCTATCATCACCAAGATAAGATGAATCCGAGCGTGCCTCTTGATAATCAGGGCTTTCTCTTCCCTCTTCAAACATTAATTCATTGAGTCCTTCAGCCCCTTCCATTTCGGGATTCTGTGCCACTAAAGCATTAGCAGCCTGTGTTCCAAGTCTATCAATTAAATTTTGACGAAGTGCCGGGCCTCTACCCATAGCATCAGCAACACTACCAAATCTTCTTGCACTTGTTTTATCACCAGCGTCACGCATTGATTGTGCTTCTTGTTGTAACTCTTCTACACTGGCTTTTTTCTTTGTATCAGGGTCAGACTCTTTTGTAGGGTCTTTGTCACCCTTCTTACCTACTGATATTATCAATACAACTCCGTGTTTTTTTCCGCCTAACTTATTTTCTTTCATGGTATCATCCATCCGCCGTTACTTCTGCCGGTTATGATATTATCAAGACCGGGTAAAATATCATCTAACATTACAATTGAACCTCTAAATTCTTTGGTTGCCCAATTAGCCAAGGCTAAACTCATAGCCAAGTCATCATGTACTCCTACACTCTCTAATCTACCGTTTTTCTGCATACCAAACCTGTTCAATTCTTCTTCTAATTTGTGAGTAAATATTCTACTCTTCTCGTTACCATAGGGTGTTTTAAGATGTCCCTGTTCAAAAGCCATGAGTAATGACATGAAGAGACTTTCCTTTCTTGTACGAGTCGTCATGAATGTTCTAATAGGAATATCTTCTCGCATTTCATTTAATTCCATAGCAAACATACGCTGGAAATTGTTACCTTCAAGTTCAATCAAATCAGGTTGAAATCTTTGATTCAACAAAATAATTTGTCGCTTCTGTGCTACAGAACTCAGTCCACGCTCATGTACAATACCAACTATTTGTTTTACATTATCATCAGGTGGTTGTCGTAAAACAGTCATGGCGGTAAAGTCAGCATTCTTGTCAGATGCAATCGCAGTATCCCACCCAATAAAATGATGACCAAAAATACCTGTAGCGTCACCATTAGCATCGTATTCATTTTCAGCATGGTCAAGTAAAACCAGTTCTCTATCACGAGCCTTTTCAAGTATAGTCATTGGAAACATACTCGCTACATCGTGAATTGGTTCACACAGATACTCACGAGTAAATTGAATTGCTGGCATAGATAATCTTCTTTGTTCTAGTGCTTCAAGACTCCAACGAACAGGCCATAAGGGTTCACCTTCTTTATTGATAGCGGGATAAGTCTCCACTTGGAATGTTTCTTTTCTTTCTAACTCAGCATACAAATCGTTGTAACTAAACGGAGTTCCTACCATCATAAGTTTTCCTTCGTGGTGAAGAACAGGTAGAAGAACACCGTAAAACCAATCAGCAGCACGCTGTAATTCACTACCAGTTGTCCCTGATAAAATGTCATCACATACTACTACATCAGGGTGGAAACCACGAGTTGCTCCACCAACCGACTTAGCCATAATACGGCTACCATTAGTAAACTCGAAGTATGTTTTCCTCCATGGTATACCACTTGGTTTGAGATGTTGTAGACAAGCAGCAGCATCTATATTATTACGAATAAAACGCATGTGTTCCAATGTCTGTTCAAGAGAGTGTGAGAAAATCATGATATGAGTATTAGGTTTAAAAGCCGCTAACCAAAGAGCATAGGACATAAAGAATACAGATTTACCGTGGTCACGACTCGCTTTAACACAGTAGTAACGGTTGTTTTCTAAACCATCATTCCAAGATTGGTGATGCCCTGCATAATCAAAATCTAACACTGTTTCAAAGAAATACTTGAAAGAGCGCTCGGACATTTTAGTATCCATTTCAACGATGAGTTCTTTCATCTGCTTTTCTTCTTCACGCTTGCTCATGGTTTCACCTCGATAAACATTTTAGTAAAGTAATCGTAAGCAGCCCGACGACCTGAAATTTCTGCTTTCAACATCTTTATCTTAAGAGCGTCGCTTATCGTTTTACCAGTCTGTGCACTAGATTCTATTGTTTTCTCGGCATCTGTTGGTTCATTGGGGTCAGGTAGCGGTAGGGATTGTTGAATTGTGCCCAGTTCATTCGCTATCACTTTGCCGGGGTCTTGTTGTGTGGTTGGCTGAGCAACTGTAGGTTTAGTAATAGCCACCTGTTGTGGGGATTGATAAGCAGTGCCATCCGGTTTAGTTAGTCGAAGTGTTCCTGCTGGTGTAATTGGATTGAGTTGGTTTGGATTAATAGCCGTAGGGTCATATTGATTTTGAGCAGGGCCAGCACCCTGCACACCTACAGTCCTACCTTGGTCATCAGTAGTGTTAACTGCACTAAACGCTCCAGCATTATAGTGAGGATTTCCTAACATACTCATAGCCTCTTGTTGTATTTTTTGTGCTCCTTCATAGTTATCAACACCAAGAACTTTTCTTTTGTCAGTAGGTAACGGTGCAGTCGGCGCAGCAACGGCAACAGGAGTAGCAGCAGGAGTGTTAGTAGGAGAGGCAACCATAGGTGCTACATCAGATGTTTTTTCTCTTGTAACTCTTACAGGAAGTGCTGTATGGGCACCAATAGTACCGACAAGATTTCCAAGTCTAGGTTTAGCCTCTTGAGTAAGATATTGACCTGTTTGATAAGCATTAACTCCACCACTGATAGCATCTTGACCAGCAGCACCAGCATTAGCAAGACTAACTAACCCACCCATAACACCTATCGCCCCACCAATACCTTGACCTATTTTTTGTCCAATTCCACCTCTTTTTCTTGCTCTTTCTTCGACTGCTCTAGTTGCCATAGCATCAGGCACTCGTGAGGTAGGGTTATTTTCTGCATCATATAACAACACATTACCTGTTCCCACAGGTTGAGGATTTTTTTCTTGATGTGCTCTTTGATTTCTAACTCCTATCTGACCAAATTGGTCAGGTTTCATGTCTACTGGATTATTACCTCCAATATTCTGTTGCATTTGTGGCCCTTGTGGAGTCATCACAGCCGATAATTCTTTACGAATTACACCTACATACTGCGTCATCAGATACCACCTACGCTTACTTTGACAACCTTTACAACATCAGTTGAAACATTGAGTTTCTTTGCGATGCGTTCCCAATCTCCATGTGAATGTGCAATTGAACGAATATCTACTGGTGTGAGATTAATACTCTTGGCAAGATGATTAATCCCATGAAGGTCAGCGATGTTAATTTGACGAGGTAAAGCATGCTTCATAATTTTTGAATCACCACGAGCGTCATCCATTTGCATATCTTCCATGGCCTTCATTACTCTATCCATTGGAGATAGTTCTTGATTTGATTTGTTCATATATTGAGTTAGTAACTGTTGGCGAGGGTCACCCATCATTTGCTGAAACTGTGCTTCACGAGGTGAGAGTTCTTGACCTTGGCCTTGAGGCATACGAACTCCAGCAGCCTCCATAATTTGTCTTAGTCGCATAGGGTCTGCCTGACCGACTTGTTGCCTAGCAGCCACCAACTCAGGTGATTGTGGTCTAAAAGATGGTGCTCCCCTAGGAGGTGTTGCTATTGATTGAGGTTCAATTGGTGGTCTAGGTTGTACCGCTACTGGGGGAGCGACAGTAGCAGGAGGGGGTCTTTCAGCAGCCGGTCTTACGGTTGATGGTTGAGGTTGAAGTTGTGTAACGCTTTGTCTTTGTACAGGAGCAAGACCAGCATCTTCGTAGAAAGGAATATGCTCAGGTAATTTCTCAATCAATTTTTCAGGATAACCCATTATCATACGAGATGCTAGTGATGTTGTTGGTATTTCTTCCGGTAATGCACGACGAGTTTCATGACCAAAAGCATCGCTAACTAAATCAGCAATTGCTTGAGTGGCTTGTCTTCTTTGTGGTATTGTATCGTAACTTTGCATCTTTAGACCCATGGCGGTAAGTGTAGCACCATCTATGTTACCTTCGGCATCTCTCGGCATATAAGCACGAAGAGCGCTATCATATTCCTCATGTGGGCCACTCATCATGGCTTTAGCGTAAAATTTAGCAGCGTTTGCATGTGTTCCTAATTTTTTAAGATTTGGAGGGAGGGTTGCTAATTTTGCACCAGCAACAGCATGGTCTTTTATTGTGTTATAACTATCTTCTCCACCGAATGCTTGTATGATATGTTCAAATGCTCTCTTCCCTACACCGGGTCTATTAACACCGCCTGAATTAACACGACCAAATAGTTTTACAAAAGCAGGAGTTTTTGATAACTCATTAATCATATTACCTCGCATACTTGGGCTACGAAGCACTGTTCTTAGATTCATCATTGTGTATCTAGGAACTCCTGCTGAGTCAGGAGTTGCATTAATAGGTACTTCAACATCAGGTATTTTATCAGGGTCTATAAGTTTTAAAGCCTCATCAATATGATGATTAGCACTCGCTATAGCATTAGGATTACCTTTGCTGTTTCCTGTCATGTGCAAAAAATCAGGAGTGTGATGTTGAATTTCCCAAGACCTAATACCTGTGTGGGCTGCATTATGAGTAACGCCTTTAGGGGAGTTTTTGATATGACTGTCGGGTAAATAAAAACCATCGGGTCTTTGCTGAATAGCGTCGCCACCTTTTCCTCTTATTCTACGACCACGAGGATGAAGGTCAGCGATATCTATGTGTGGGTTATCAAGAAACTCAGAACCTGCTAAATCATCAAGACCCAATGTTTCGAGTAGTATTCTTGAAAGGTTATGATTGTAAGGAACAGCATAAGATTCAATCATCGCTCCTATTCTTTCTTGTCGATTAGGTCTGTTGGTATAGGCTGTGATGTAATCGCCTTTTGGGGTATTGTGCGCTCTAACAGTTGGTCTACGACCACCGTAACCAGCGATGCGAATTTTACGATGTTTCATATCGTCTACATCGGGTATATTCTGAGCGCCTGTTTTGTCAGCGTGTTCGCTGTTTGTCATATCAATGGCTCTTTGCACTAACAATTTAGGGTCTAACTTTCCGAGTATAGGATGGTTTTGACCAAGCATACCATTTTTTTCAAGCGATTCACCTATTGCGTGAATGACACCATCTATGCCGTGATGGTGAGCCTCACCGTTTTCATCAATGTATACCATCTCGCCATGTTTACCTACACCAAACTTACCGGGGATTAATTCACCCATTCCAGCATGACCTGACTTGTGAGGTCTGTAAGCACCATAATGTGCATAAAGTGGTACATCAGGTGTGTTCGGGTCAGGGTGCATCGCTTCGGGTGGGGGTGCTGTCAGTAAGTGACCTTGACCACCATAATATGCATAAACACCATCACCTTTGAGAATAATAGATTTACGAACTAATACACTCAAACTCGCCCACTCCCTCTACCTACATTAGCACCGGGGTCTAACCCAAACTTGCGTGCGTCTGTTTCATCTTCAGTCCCACCTTCAGGTTTAGTAGTTGAAACAGGATTGTTGGCTGGATAATTAGGTAAATTACTGGCGGCACCAGCAGTATCGGGATTTCCCTTACCTTTTGTTTTTCTATCTTTATCTTTCTTTTCACGCATTAGTTCACGAATCTCTTTGAGAGCGATTCTCATTAATGCTGCTTGATAAGAATTAGATTTGAGAATATCGCTATGCTGTGGCTCATCTTCACTCATTGTAACCATACTTGGCATCTTTGGTTTTTGCAGTTTTGGCATTTTCATCTTAGGAGGAACTATACTCGGCGCACGAACTGAATGAAGTCGTGGTCTTGGAACACGAGGATATTGTAGAGTATTTGTCAAACGACCACCACCAGTTTGACCTGATATGAATGAGCGTTGGCTATGTCTCATGTGAGGAGTAGTTGTGTTTCTTACTCCGCCTTGTAGTTTGCGAGCATCTTGAGAAGCCAAGTATTGATTGTATTTTTGCGGGTCTTTTGACATAGGTTGTTTACTAGCAAGACCTCGGTGAGAAAACTCTACAGAAAGATGTGGCCTCATTAACCCTGTTTTTCTCCCTAAAGGAAGATTACGACTGATGTTTTTTGACCGCCTCGATGAAGCATTACGGGGGTCACCGCCTCCTTTTGGGCGTTCAAACTGTCCTGTGGATGGTCGCCACTTAGCGTATCCTTCTTTTTTACGCCTACGGGCTACTGAACGAGAACTTTTTTTTTGAATCGTATCTTGTTTTAGTAACTGCCAAGCAATATCCATAGGTTCAGACATTTGAATCATCTCTCCACCAGCAGCGCCCGGCCCTTTAGCACCCATAGCGAGACTCGTCATAAATCCACCAGCGCCGCTTGGCATTGTCTGAGTGGCTGGGTTATCAGTAGAACCACGAGGTTTGAATTTATCTTCTTCCTCATCGGTTTCTTCACCCTCTTTCTTTTTATCTATACCAAGATGATGACCTCTAACTTTGATGTGTCGAATGCTTTTATCTTCTTTTTCTTCACGCTCTTTCTTTTCTTGACGCTTATCTCGTCTACTTTCTCTATCTGTGGCGTCTTGCATACCTGCTGGCGGCCTATCATCTTCATGATTAGCCCTGAACATTTCTGAAGATTCAGAACGGGGATTGTATATTCTTGTGTCGGAGGTTCGCCCCATCATACCGCCCGTCATGATATATCCCCCAGTATATGGTATTCAAAACACTGTCGCAATTTTTGGGCTACTTTTCTATAGAATGATGTAATTCTAGGGCTTTCTTGAAACGCTGAAGTCATGTTTTCTATTGTGTATTCAAACTCTTCAAGCAAACGAGGTATCAGATGATATGCTGGAAAGAATGTTACAGGATTATCATCTTCAAAGACTGTTTGAAAAGACTTTGCGAGCAACTTGAACATGTCGGGAGGTGTGATGTTTAACTCACCGTAGTGCTCGAATCTCTTTGTCATACAACGACAAAAATCAAGATACATTGGTAAACTGTTTTCTGAAATAACTATCTGACTATCTACCATAAGATAACCGGGATGGGTCATTTGTAAAAGGTCAGGGACTGGAACTGGCATCAAATCATATCACCTGCGTGTTCTACTAATTGACTGCGAATTCTAGCCCACGAATCGGGGCTTTCTTTACCAAGTTCAACTTTAAGGATATTGATAGTGTTATTGATTTGACCATTTTCAGTAGTAGGACTCCACTGTTCATTCATCTTTAATAGGTCTTTTATTGACTCTCGTACTTCTTTGTGCAGCGATACTGCATCCCTGACAAAACCATCTTCATGAACACTTCCCTCGTTAAGCAGTTCTGATAACTTAACATTAAGAAGTTCAACATTTGACCTAAGTGTATTTATTTCTTCGCCTACCACTAAAGTTATCTCAGCGGCTACACTTCTTTGAACTAACGGTTGAAAGTGATGCTTCATGTGATGATAAACAGAAGTTTCAGCAATACCTAATTCTTCAGCAATAGCATGAGATTCTGCTCCGTTTTCAAAATATCTATGCTCAAATTCTGCTCTATCGGGATGTGCACATACTTTACACTGGGGATTAGAAGCCATGTGATACTCACCCATGTGATTTCTAACATGTCTGTCAGTAGTATTAAGTCGCCAACCCATGTCTTTATCCAACTGTTTTGATGATATTTCACCATCTAGTAAGCCTTTTTCTAAATCAGCACGACTGGGATGTTGACAAAGGGGGCAAGACCTTTTCGTTATAGGGTTCCCCTCCGCCATGACACGCTTAAAGCAGCATTACCCATAATCCTTTTTCCTAGATACGCTTTCGGAGATACATGCTCCCACCTTATGAGAGGATTCCCAAGCAGCCTCTAAAAAATCGTGGTAAAGATTTATTGAAAGCATCAAAAGACGCTGTTACAGGTAAAAGAGTTAGTAAAAAAGATTACACAGATAGACTAAATGAATGTTATCAATGCCCGTATATGAGAAAGCGAAGTGGTACTTGTAGACTTTGTAATTGTGTTATGAAAATAAAAGCGCTAGCGCCTTCTGTCTCATGCCCAATTGATAAGTGGTCATCTACTAATTCTACTGTATAAAGTACCTAAGAAAACCATAGAGCCAAAAATACCAACGATAAATACAGTGATATCGTTACTAGCCATAGTGTCTCCTTTGAAAACTAAAATAGATGCTAAAGCAATAATTATAGCAATAAACTGAACCATTATCATTTCTATAATGATATTTCTACTTGGAGCAAATATACTACTACCTGCTTGACTTAGTTTAATTCCATAATCAGTAAAAGTTCTTGGTTGCATTTAATCACCTAGTTCTAGGTAGTCCTATTAATCCACGAGCGACACTACCAATTCCGCCACCGACTTTATTCATCATTCCTTCGTCTTGTAAAGCAGCACCAAGAGCGCTACCCATTAAGGACTGCTCGGCAGCAGCAAATATTTGTTGTCTTTGCATTTCAGCCTCTTGGAATTTTTGATTGCTTTGAGATACCATGTTATTTAGTAACATACTTACATTTTCTACACTCAAAGTTTGTAAATCAGACGGCAAACTAGCAGGGTCTAATTGCATTTTACCATCGTCATCTACAGTGAAACTAGTATTTTTAAGAATATTTAACAAACTTAAACTCGTTGTAGCGGCGATTAAATCTATTAGAGAATTTAACCCACCATCTTTAATAAAGCGATGAATAGGATTTTGTGATTGTAGCAGGGCACCAAATAACTCCATTTCACTTGGTGGTGCGAATTGACCATTTTGCATCATCATTTGTTGCTGAGGTGTCATCCCTGCGCCACCCATCATACCAGTCATAAATCCTTGATTTACCTGTTGTTGCTGCATTGGTTGTGCTCCAAGAGTAAAACCGCTTTGCGGTTGTTGCATACCATAACCTCCTCCTCCAGTTTGAGAAAGATTTAATCCACTATTTTGTTGCTGCTGATTACCAAAGCCAAACATCGTATCAAACCTCCCCAGCAACTACTGCAACATCAAGGTTCTGCTGGATTTTTGCATTTTCACTATTAATTAAGTCTTGAAATGATTGAGTTGGTATGTTCATTTGTTGTAACTCCATTTGGAATATACGCAAGTCAAATACTACCATCGTTACATCGTTTTGACCAGTGGCTGGATTTGCATAATGTAACACATTAATACCTTTAGTCATACCAGCATCTCTTTCAAGTTCAGCAAAAAAAGGCTCGTACTTTTGTAACATAGCAGGAGTAGGGTCTTTTTTCTTAACCGACGACACAGGGACAGACACTATTGAAACCCCTCTTTTGACTTTATCTCTAAGACGACTTGGGTTCATTTCATTCTGTTTGTCCTCTTCTGCTTCCCACTTACACAATAAATGATACAAGTGAAGATGCTCAGGACAATATGTACCTCTCATTTTTTTACCACTTGTTATTTTTTCTCTAGCGATAAAGGCTTCAGGTTGACCAGTGACTGGGTTTTGCCAATACATTTCCCACAGCGAGCGACCTGTTTCATCATCGCATATTCGCATGTATAGATTGTCGTGCTTTATTAGTTCAGCAACATTAGCACCATCAACTACACAAGTTCCTGTGTCTTTGTTATAACGATATTTTCTACCAAATAACCATCGCATTGGGTTGAATATAGAACGCTTTGCTGGCTCTAATAACTTGTATGCTTGTTTTATGTCTTTACGACGAGCCTTTCTCGGGTCAGGATGGCGGCTAGGATAGAAATTAACTTTAGGAACTTCAATGTTTTGAGCAGCAGCAACTTCTTGCATACCTTGTTGAGCCACTAACATTTCTTGAAGAGCAGCCTGAGTTAATTGTTCATTACCTTGCATAGCCAAACTTGCTAACTGTGGTTCAGTTAGAGTTTGCTGAGGTTGTCTTGTAAACATAATCACACCTCTTGAGTGAGCGTAGGAGTCATTACTACTACAATGTTATCATCTTTTACTACAAATTTCCAACTAACATTGTCTCCAGCATTAAGATTAAAATGCTCTACAATCCATATTGGTATAGTAGTTCTTAAACTACGACTACCGCCACCTGTAGATACTAAAGTTGTAGATGATTGACCGCCTGACATAATTACACCGAAAGAGTTGTTATTGAAAAGGCTACCTATGGGGTCATTTATTTGGTCATGATGTCAATAGGCTCACCATTGTCTTTTCTACATTCCATCCTATTCTTGTTGCCATGAAAGACCTACGAGTAGGAACTCCTGCTTTTTGTAGTCTAATTAAATCATCTCTAAACGGGTCAAAAATTTTATGTTCACCTATTCTACCATCGTGCCAAAGTTTAGATGCAGCATCATCAAAAAATCTATCTGCTTTGTTAGCAACTAACATTACAACTTTAGGATGATATTTCTTACCTCTAAACCTAGACCAAAATGACCGATAACGATAATTACGATTAATCAAGCAATCTACTAAGTATCTAAACCCAGCAACTTGTTGTAAGCCATCGTCACCACCTTTAAACGCTCTATCATCAAACATATACACTATTGCTTCTACATTTCGTGTAACCATATCTTCAATCCATAAGTTCCAAAAACGCTCTTGACCACCTATATCAGACGAATATACAACTCTTTTTTCACCTTGCCAAGAAACTCTTTTTCTAGTTGGTTTTGGCATTTTAAATTTACCAATTTTGAGAATACGACCATGTGAAGTCCGGTCATCTTCGCCTATTTCTTCCATTTCACCCGGTGTAGTTAAGTAACGGTCTAAGGTAGTTTTTCCCACCATTGGTGCTCCGTACACTCCTACTCTTCTTGGTTTATATGAATTGAATAAGTGCTGACCCCACATAGCAGCCCCAACTAATGCTGTGCCTCCTGCATCTACCACTCATTAATCCCACCATTTCAGCCATTTAATAAAATTCTCAAGTTTTTCAACAGCCCAATCTACTGTGTTCTCATAAATACTAAATTCAGGATTATAAAACTCAATGCCGCTAATTACTAAAGTAGCAATAATCGAAGCAAGGACTGTTTTAACCCAACCCCATGCTCTTTCATAAGTAGTATCCACAGTGTTTGCTATATGGATAGCACGCAGTGTACTTTCTGTAGCATCATCAGATGGTGTGCGAAAAATTCGGCCCATGAGTAAACCTCATTCAAGATTTCTTTTCAAATCTCTTGTCAGGAGTCCCATCTTTCTTCAAGGGTGTGTCATTTTCTACACCAAGAGTTAGAGGCTGTACTACTTTTGCTTCGTGTGTTGGGATACTACTAGAATCGAATACACTTGAGCCACCGCCCTGTTGGTCAAACATACCAATCATAGATTGAGAGCCACCTTGTACTCCCCAACTTGGAGGCATTTTACCGGGGTTTTGTTCCATCCACCTAAGTTCACGCTCAAGTTGCGCTTCTTGCATACGCATTTCCATGTCGGCTCTACGATTATCAAACTGCTGTTGCATACTACGGTATTGGTGATTTCTTTGTTTCTCCATGTTACCATGTCTTGCTCTTTCTTGTAAGTTCTGCTCAAAGAACATTTTGAAGAAATAATAAGCAATACCTTGCATAAAGAAAGCACCCATAGCGTAAGTAAAACCATTAATCCAAACGCTGTCTTGTGTCAACCAAATTTTGGAATCAAAGATACCAACGGCTACTCCGACAAGTGCGCTTTGGGCTAAAATTAAACCCATTAACCTAATTTCTGCATCGTGATGGTCTTGGTTATTCATAGTGTTCACTGGACTTGCCACTACGAAGGTCATCATAAAGGTTACTGGGTGCTTTGTATCGTTTGTCGTTTGTATTGTCTATACTATTGTGATAATTCAAATAATATATTAGTCTATACAATACATTAGACAATCAATACAAACAAGATAATTAGAACGGGTAAGGGTGCATTAACTCTTTTTTATCTTCTACTTCAGCATCATTATGATAATCGTCTAAAGATAGTATTACTGTTTGAGCAATTTTCTTATCTTGTTCATCCATTGGGCCATTTATCAAACCTCTTAATAACGCTAAATCGTGTCGTATACCTTTAGTAATAGGTTTTAGAGTACCTTTATCTTTGAAGTGTCGTGCTCTATTCTTACCCTCATCCTCTACAGTGAGTTTTCCACCTGCTGTATGAGATATGTCACGGTGAGAATGGTCGCCATACATACCACGCTTTTGTCTTTCACGGTTCAACTCTTCACGGTATTTAACACGCTCAGGTGATGACTCATACTTTTTGTCATATTCTAACTTGTGTCGCTTGGCTTCAGGACTTACACGCTCTTTACGAATCATTAACAATTCCACCTTTTATTCATCATAATTTTTTGGGTCATAGTAATTAATTGGTGGATTATCAGTGTATATATCCGACATTGAATAAGGCATTTTATCTTGTATATCTTGTCTTACTGTAAATCGTGGGCGTATTGCACGAGCGTCAAATCTAGGTACGAATAAAGGTTTACCACTTTCTAATGCGTCTGT